CTTCGCTGTTTCTTCAGCCCGAATACGTTCACGCTGCGCCAGCTCTTTCGCTTCCTCGGCCGGTTTGTGCTCGTTGATCCGCACCTTGATGAGGGCCACCAAGTCGTCATTGTTCTTGAGCACGATCTGCTGAGCATCGTTGAACAGAAACGCATGATCCACGGCGAGCGAGCGCAAGCTTTCCAGGTTGGCGCGGATACCGTCGCCGATCTGGCTGGCCTCGATCTTGGCCCGGGCCAGTTCAGAGTCGGCGGCGTCACGCAGACTGGCGATGTTTTTTTTGCCTTTGATCGCGCCGGCGAAGTCCGCGGGGATCTCCGGCAGCCGCACCTTGCCGCCGAACGTGGTATTGATCTTGTCCAGGTGATCACGAAGCGCTGCTTTCGCTTTCAGAACGATCTCTTCGCGAATGGCCACCTTGCGAGCTTTCACCAGCTTGTCCAGCTCAAGGCGCTTGCGACGGGCCTGCTCCGATATTTCGTCGATGGTGCGGAAGAGGGCGTCGATGGTTTCCGTCTGGCTCAGCGCATGCTGCTTGGCCGCTTCCAGGCGCTCCTCGACCTCGCCGCACCACTTCACTGTTTTTTCTGCATCAGCGAAGTGCTGGTCGGTCTGTAGGTCAGTATTGATCGCCGAAAACACGGCCAGCGAATGCGCCTTGAACTGCTCCAGGTTGCTCGCAGTGACCATGCCGGTGACTTCGATGCGCAGCGCTGGCAGCGCGTCCGGGGTCTTCCCAACTGCCTCCACCACGGCCTCAGTTGGCTCATACGCTTCAAGATCGACTTCGAACTGTTTCCAGCCGGCGACCAGCTTCGCCGCCCGACCTTTCACCGGGAAGTACTCCATCGAGACGAAGTTGTCTTCGGTCCCGTCCGAGCAAACGAAAATCACTTTCTCGGCACCGGACACCAGCAGTTGCTGCTCCAGCTGCCAGTAGTAATGCGCATCCAGATCACCTGCGCGCACGTCGGCGGCGAGCTGCTCGTTCCACATTTTGTGCTCGAAAACGATCTCGCCCATCATTGTGCAGCCGTCGAGGGAGGCCAGCAGGTCGCCTTCGGTGCCCACAACCGGGAACAGGTCTTCGCCGATTCGACCTTCAAGAATCGGACGGGCCAGCGCTTCGGCTTCGTGACCCTTGTCGAACAAGTACTTCTGGACCCACCACGAAATGTCCCGGTCGAGCCCGGTCTTCTTGGCATGAAGCAGCTCGGTGCGCTTCATCTGCTTGGATGCGCCCATCATCACCGGTGCTTCAGACGCGGTGCGATAGTTGGAGCGGAGTGCATGCCATTCGGCACTGCCCTGGGTGACTTTATGCGTCTTCATGCGGTTTCTCCGGTGATAGGAGCCATCTGGTTGATTCGGTCGATCTGATCGGCACTGAGGGTGTATTTCGATTCCAGGAAGGCGATCAGGCTCTCGGTATCCGTCTTGCCGCTGTCGACTCCCTCCTGCCATTTGGGAAACATCGTTTCGAACTTGTCTTTTTCGTAGGCGGGAAGCTCGGACCCTTGCTGCTCCGGCTGCGGGGAAACATCGCGGAACCGCGGGGCGCTTTCCTCCAGCTCATCTGGGCTGTAAACGCCCAGAATTACGTCCGGGCAGTAGAGGCGGGACCAGCGTTTGGTCGCCAGGTACGCGAGCTGCTGGCGAGGGTCGTCGGCCCAGAGCGTGCTGTTGCGTGTACGCGCCTGGGCCAGTAGCAGCTCCAACACCCTTGGCTCGTCTTCACCGCGAAACGTTGCCCAGACCTTGACGCCCAGGCCTTCCTCGTCGGCAAGCTTCCAGCCTGGCTGCCGGTACTCACCCTTGTCGCCGTTTTTGATCACAAACTTGCCGATGACCTTTTCCCAGTTGCCGTACCACTCGTAGTGCAAGCGATCCACCACAGGTGCGCAGGTTGTGATAACTGCGTTGACCAGCTGCGCCTCGTAACCCAGCACGCCGTTCACCAGATGGGTTTTCTGTGCGACGGCGAAAGGGTTCATCCTCCACTGCATGGCCTGCATGACGACGGCCAGGCAATCGGCGGAATTGCCATTGAAGTGCTTCGGCAGGGTTGCTCGCCCGGTCGCCATGACCTCGGCCAGGCGCATCATCTTGTCCAAGCTGTCGCCGTCCAGAACCAAGGCGCTGGTCGAGGTAGCGGCATGCGGAAGCACATGCAAATTTTGCTCGTGCGATACGGACGCAACGTTTCTTGCGGACATAGGAAATCCTCGCGCTCCATGCGGGCGCTGCGATTGAATAGGGAAGGGTTAGCGGGCCTTGGCGAACGCCTGAGCCATTGCGGTTCGCGGCTCTGCAGAAGCGATGATCTTCACGACCTTGGCGCACGCATCAGCCTCAAACCAACCGAAGTGGCACACGCCAACATTGATACCCATCTGGTCAGCCAGCCATTTATAGGCAGCGGTTCGACCCAAGCCGACAGTTTTCACGTAGTCGTGAAACTTCGACTTGCTATGGTTGCGAGCGGCGCGCAAGGCGTCATCAGCAAGCGTACCCAGCGGAATGTCGGTATCGGGGTGCAGGCCGACATAGGCGCGACAGCCTTGGCACAAATATGCAAACGGCCAATCACCGTAGCTGCGACCGTTGTAAATCTCCGAGTTGCGCACCAAGCACACATCGTCACCGCAATAGCGGCAGTCGGCAGGGGCTGGAATTGGATTTTTCACGCGCTTGAGGGCCCGGCGACTGACATGAGGCAGCGGCGCGGGCGCGGCAATACGCTCGGGGGCGTTAGCCCGAGGATCGATTTGCATGAGATTTCCTATTGAGTGATTTGCGATGCGTAGGCGCTGGCAAGCATCCAAGCGGTTACAAGGGCCAGCACGACGAATGAGCCTCGCCAGGTATAGATGCGCAGCTGGCGCTGCTTGCGGGTCATGATCGGGCACCCACCGGCCGACGCTTGAGCCAGTCAGCTTTGATCGGGTAGGGCAGGTCAGCGACGCGCATGCCGACGGGGTAGGTGATCGTTCCGCGTACCTGGGCGCGGGCTTTCACCTCGTCAAGTTGCTCATCGATGAGGGATTTAACGATTGGCTGGCTCATGCCGCCTCCTTGCGCTGTTGGCAGTGCCTCAGCAGGCGACTGCAGTAGTGGGAAAACTCTTCAAGGGTGATGAGTTTGTCGGTCATCATCTTCGTGATCATCTGCTGGACCAGAACAACCTCGCCGCGTGTGCTGGCGGGGTGCTTGAGGGTTTCTAGCGCCTCGTCGATCAGGATGTGCGGGCTCAAAGCTCTTCATCCTCGCGCTGAGCGATCACACCGTCTGCCGCCAAAGGCCGCAGAAGTCTCTCTGCGATTTCGAACAGGGTGTCTTTGGGGTTGGGGCAGTTCAACACGGCGTCTGCGGCCTCTCTGGCGCAGGCGGGCGAACCGAACTTGGCCATGTAGACCAGTCGCCCCAGCGCTGACTGGCTCGCACCAGATGCGCCGAGCTTCTCCATGGCGAACTCATCGACAGCAATCAGGAAGCGTTCGAACGTGACGCCTTGGGGCTCCTGCAGGCGTCGCTTGAACTTGATGTCGTCTCCGTGGAGCAGAGCGTGCGCACTGTTGGCAACCCAAAATCGTTCGGCGGGCGTCAGTTGTTTTACTGGCGCGCCCGTCAGAGGCAACACCTTTGCTGCTGCGTTCATGGTCGTCTCCAGGGGCTGGGTTATGCGGTTAGCAAGGTAAGTGCCGCCTGGTGGTCGGCGACGTCTTTCTGATGAGCTTTGCGCCATGCGATCTGCAATTTCAAAAGATGAATTTCGCCTGACTTGGTGGTTTTGAAATACTCGCCAGAGTCGTCTGTCCCACACAGGTGAATGTCGCCTTTCTCTACGAGAGCCTGAACCGTCCTGTGCAGGTCTGAATCGATCTTCTCTTCGTTCGGGCCTACGTGGAGCGCGCTTTTCTGGTTGGCGAAATACAGGACCTTTTCAACTGTGTATTTGGTTCGAGCCATGAGCTTCATGCTCCTTGATCAGTGAACCCCTTCGACTGAACACTCAAGAACGGCTAGAGGCCATACAGGCACCGGAGAGGGTTCAGTCGGAGAGGTTCGGGGTTTGGGAGGCGGGGGCAGATGGCCGGGCGCGAATCCGGCGAGAGCGGAGCCTTTCGGCACGACCGCTCGGAGGAGCAACCAGCCAAAGCTGGTGCCTTTTAACCGCGTTTCTCCAAGGCCGCCGAAGCGTTCAACCCAGCTTTCAACGCCGCATCTGCTTTGCTGGTTACGTCTCCAGCGCGGACTTCCACCGCCGTGTTGATTCCCAAGGGTTGACGCAGGGGGCCGCTTTCGCGGTGTGTACTCATCCGCATCGGGGTGTGATCTACGCGAGGTCGTAACCTCTAGCATTACCTGCCGCCGCGCTATGTCGACGGTGCTCAGTGGCTCGCCTGATTACGAGTCAGGTGCCTTGCTCCGCTGCAGATCACACTCCGATGCAGCCTGGCGCTATGACAGGGATCGGGCAGTTTTCGTCAGGCTGACGCTGGTGCTCGTTGTTCAGTAGCGCTGGCTTATCGCCACTGATAATCTCCAGAAGGCGAAATCAGAGGCTCATGCCATGGAATTGAAAGAGTCAATGCATCCAAAGCCGCAGTCCGACGAGGACGCTTTGACGGTTGAACTCAGGAATGAGTTTGCGTTGCTAAACAGGATCTTCGAGCTTCGCGAGATAGCTCGAGACACCAGCAAAAACAAACTGAATCGTAAGGCGTCAAGGGCGGCAATCAAGCACGCGAAGAAGTCTGGCAAGAAGCTTGGCGTCACCCCAAAAAAAGCACTCTTGCCGGCCAAGCTTCCCGATGGGGAATGGATCAAGAAAACTTGCTGGCGCTGCAATTCAAGATTTTCGATTCACTCAACTTGGGACAGGCCGCCGAGCATGTGCAAGGCATGCGCTAAAGACATCGACGAAACCTATCTACCTTCCGCACCAGATCGATCCAAGCCTGCTGGATGGGTTCACATCGTTAGTGGTGGCGCGCCAGGGATGGGAAAGCGTCGATAAATGCTGCGCAGTTGGCTTCCGAAAGCGCCCGACTCAGGCGCTGACGTGAAATCTTCTGCTGGCCTGCTTCCCGCTACTGGCGTCGGTCGCTGGCTTGAATCTGTATGTCAAAGAACTTGGTTCCAGTCGGGACCCTTTTCGGGGGCTGGGAGGTCACTGTCGCTGACCCCTGGCTATCTGGCGGCTTCACCAGTCGTGTGGTCGGTCCGCTGGGCCTGTTGAGGGGCTGTTTCGCGTCTCGACGAAAACAGTTAACCATCGGTATATTTAATCGTCAATACCGATGGTTAATTTATTTTTATTCGGTGTGCGTTATGCTTTCGTCGAAACTGGGTATATATACAGTGGTTGGGAGGGGGAGAATGAGTAGCGCTAGACCAGGAGTACGAGTCGAGATGTCCGGGGTAGAGCGTTTGGGGTTGCGGGTATCAGAGATGATCAATCACCCTGTGGCGCAGGCACAGCGGTGGGTGAGGATTCATCGACTGGATACGGATGGTGATCAAGAGTGGGAAGAGGTGTTGGGCGTGATCGCCGATACGAACGAGCTTGAGCTGACATTCAATGACGACGGCAGCGTGACAGTGAGATGGGACCAAAAAGATACCGAGCGGTCAGTGGAAAGGGTGCCGAATGCCGGCCCGGCAAAGGAGATGGCGCTTTTCTAGCTGGCATACCGATCACGGCTACTCTTAGGTAAGCATAAATGTGATAATGGCAATCAGGCTTGATAGCGCTGAGCCATTTTGGTGTCAGGCTTTGAACGTTTCCAATCTAAGGAGTCTCTACTCAGTGTTTTCCGAGAAGGAGATAAAAGCGCTTCTCATTGACTGGCTTTTTGACAAAGGCATGATTAATGATGCGGTTATAATTAACGAGATGGTTGTAGCTAACTGGTCTCGCCGCGCGGATATTGCGGTTGCTAATGGCCGTCTTTATGGTTTTGAGATAAAAAGTCATTTTGATACTTTGAAAAGGTTGCCTGGTCAGGTAGAGTCTTTCCAGGCTCACTTTGATAAAGTCGTTGTGGTCGCTGCAACCAAATTTATTGCCTCTATACAACGGGATTATCCCTCAGAAATTGGGATTCTCGAGGTATATGAGGTATCTGGTCGTGCAAAAATTCGTCAGGTGCGCCCAGGTCGCATATGCGAAGTTAAGGATGTCTCAAAGCTTACAAGCCTAATAACTAAATCAGAGCTAGAAAAGTTTTTAAAGCAAAGCGGTATACCAGTCCGCGCAGGAATGCTCAGGTCAGAGCTGGTGAGCGCCTGCGGTACGAGAGTGTCCAAACCGCTGCGATCATATGTTCTGGACTGCATCAAGCAGAGGTATAATGGGTCATTCAGAAACTTCCTAAGTGAGCGACGCGCCTGCACTACCGAAGCTTGCCTTGAGTTACTCAGCAAAAGTGCAACAATTCGCGTAAATCTTGAGCGTCAATTCGCTATGTACAGCGAAGGGCACCACCCGGCACGGCGTGCGGAAAAGAAGATAGATTTCAGCATATTAGGTGATGGGATTGAGGCTCTAGGACTTGAGATGCCTCAATCAGTTTTGATACGCCGAAAGACTCAGAAGTCAAAATCGTCAAAGTCTTCCTCGTCAGACTGACTTTTACTGTTCAACTCTATCTGTCTACTAATATGCATATTAACTCGTGCGGCGATCCATGATGCTGGAGTTTTCATATTGTCGATCTCACCGTGTGACGCATTTATGATTTTTTTGGCACCCCAGGTCTCATCATCTGCTATCTCTGGAAACGCATCAATAATATCCTCGGCCGCAGAAATGTAGCCTTGGGAATTTGTTTCTGAGCGCCGCTCAAACACCCAGGCATCGTTGAGAGGGTAGTCAATTCTGGCGATAAATCTTCCGCCGGAAGTTGTATATACTCTTGAGTGGATAGACCCGTGATCGCCATAGATGACAGCTTCTCTACCTATTGCGGCATGAAGTTTTGTTTCCATTATGTCAATTACACCGGTTTTTCCTTTGCTGTTAACATCAATAAAGGGCATTACTGACGACGGAAAGCTAGTTGACGCAACGCTTATGATTGCGCTATCTACCTCGTCTCGGATGGAGTTTATCAGTGTTACTGTTCCGGCAAGCGAGGCGTGAAGAGTATCTCTAATATAGCCCGCGTCAATTATTACCAGCGCATTGTCCGAAGAGTCAAGCGCAGACAATGCTGCGATTACATTGTTTGTCTGATTGCTAAAGCTGTTGATCTTGAAAACAATTTTGCCCAACCCGGTATTTTCAAAAGCGCGAGCCTGCCGGATCACTTGAGAGATTTTTGAATCTTCAGTTATTTGAATTACTGGGATTATCGGGTGATTGATATTCTCTATAAAATCTCTCCAGTTTTTAAAGTCTGAATCTGGATTTCTAAGCTCAAAAATATCCTTGGTGAGGTAGCTCGGGTCTGTAGTAAGGTCCAGAGCGAAAGGCCTACCGTCACAAGCTGTAATCACTTCTCTCAGAGATGTTACAGTATCAGTTTGTCGTGGCCAAACTCCTAGAGTGAACAGGGGTATTATGGCGTCCTTACATGAACCAGAAAGCTCTCCGTAGCCTTTGACTTCTGCCGGTCGGCTTCGCAGGTTAGGGAAGTAAGTGTAAGAGTTAAAGTCAATTGTCATTAATCATATCCTCAGATTCAATCCTTTGCTCTTTGGAAGCGTGCACTGAAGCCTTTTTAGAGACGGGCGTTGCACGTTGCCGGGGTTTGACTGCACTCTTCGTAGTTGTTGCTATTACATATGAGCCAATTTCAGTCAGTCTGTCGTTGGCATATTCTAGCTCGCCAACTCTAGCTGCTAGCTCTATTGAGTTTTGCGACTGTTCGGAAGCCACGTTGCTCAATTTTCCGTTTATTTCAAGCAACTTAAAACAAAGTCGTGTTAAAAATATGCCTATTAAAATTGCTGATATCCATCCAGAAAGACTGAGCCATAAACTTTTCTCTCCAGAGTTTGAATAGTAAACGGACAAGGCGATACCTGCCGCACCCAAAAAAGTGCCGACTACGCCGTAGTAAAATCCTGCAAGCGAGACGCTATCGGAATGTAGTTTTCTTTGATCTGGCACTGTAACCCTCCATGTTCTAACATTTCCATGAATTACAATTGGCTATATCATTGGCTCATTCCGAAGCGCTATAGCTAGATGCGGCCGGGATCTTCGCAAGCCTTGTTTTTGTCCGATTGATGATGAGGGATTTCTGGACCGGCCCGCGCATCCAGATAGCGCATTTTTATCTCCGCGCATCACACCGGACTCCCATTCCAAACGTAGAGAACTCGAGCCAGAATGTGCGTGTCATCCACACGAATTTCTTCTATGTCGTGATGCTTATTGTCCGAGATCATTTTGAAGCGATCCTTGCCTCTCTTCTGCAAGCGCTTCACGTACAGCATATCGTCGTGGGAGAAGAGGTAGATACCGTCTCCCGTGAACTCCCTGATCGTGATGTCGACGAGTAGGGGGTCGCGATCCTTGATCGTTGGCGCCATCGACTGACCCCATCCGGTGATCATTTTGAGGTGGAAGTGTTCTTTGAAGGTGACGCCCATCTCGCGCAAATGCTTAGGGCTGACCCTGATGTCCTGAAGCATTTCGGGGTATTCGTGCGGGATTTGCCCTCCGCCCATTGCGGCACGCACGTCGTAGTGCGCGATCCACACTTCGTCACCTACCTGACCTGGGCGGGAGAAGTCGACGGTAATGACATTTGTGCCATCCGTGCTTGCTGCCACGTCCTTGACTGCGTCAGCGATCTTTTGCCGAGCATCGTCCGACAGGTTCTTTCCATGCTTTGTCAGCATCTGCTGGACGATGTCCATGGATGACTGAGGCGCAACCGGTCTCGCAGTGCTGGTAAGTGACTCGATCTCGTCAGCCAGCCGCTTGCTGAATTTCTCTACTGGCTCTTGGAGCATGCGCGACAAGACGGCTGCGAATTTGGTGTTTAAGGGATTAATGCCCTTGAAATACAAGTTCACGGCAGCCGGCGTCATTCCCGCTTCATCTGCGATTTTCTTTTGGCTGAGCTTCAACTCGTTCTTCTTCGAGAGGAACAGGTCGTGCGCGGCCGCGCATTCGGCAAGCAGCTCGGGTGGGAGGATACGTTTCTTGGTCATCGCGCGAATTTATACCAATGGTTAAAAATAAGAAGAAACCATCGGTATTGCTTATAAATTAACAGATGGTTAATATTTGCTTATCTACAAGCAGAGGCACGACCATGAATGAGACTTCCCTCGACAAGTTCGTGGCTGACAAAGGGCAGTCCGAAGCCGCCCGGCTTCTTCGGGTGACTGCTCCAGCCATTCACAAAGCCCTATCCGCGAAACGGGATATCCGTGTGCTTGAGCTGCCCGATGGCAGCTTCCAGGCGCAGGAGCACCGTCCGTTCCCATCACAAAAATCAGCCGCTTAGACCCATTCATCAGCGACGCGCCATTGGCCTAAATGGCTGATGAAAATCTCGCTGGTCCGCCGCTTCAATGAACAGATATTGCACTGCCTAAATGCTAGGCACTACGGAAACAGAATCGAGGTTTTACGAATGGAAAATTTCTTGCGGTCCTGCCAAAGCGCCGTCCTCGAAAACGAGGCCAAGAGCCTGGCAGCGAAAATGGGAGTCGCTCATGTGAGCCTGCTCCAGCGCGCCAACCCAGACAACGATGCTCATCACCTGACCATCGAGCACCTGTTCGGGATTCTGTTGCACACAAATGATTTGCGGCCGCTGAAGGCCCTTGCTGACGAGTTCGGTTGCGATGTCGTTGCACGCCAGCGGCCAGCGCCGAAGCCACTGCTTGCAGCCCTGGCACATCTCGCCGCCGAATCGGGTGACGTAAAGCGCCTGGTCTACGACGCCACCGTCGACAACCACATCAGCCAGCACGAGAAAGCCCAGGGTGACAAGGCCATTCAAGAAGCGATCGACGCGCTTCAGGTGCTTCGCGAATCGCTGAAGGCTGCCTGATGAGCCGGACCAAAAAGGTCGGGAAGTCCTGATATGCAGTACACCGTCACGATCAATCAGGTGAAGGCGTTGGAGTGGGGGCTGAATTCTCAGCAGGCCCTACTGTTTGCCTTCATCTACGGGTGCCCCAGCTGGACCAAGCCAATCAAGACTGATGGCGGGATTTTCTTTGCGCTGAGCAAAGCGAAGATCATCGAGGAGCTTCCGCTGCTCACCGACAAGCCTGATACCGCCTACCGCATGCTGAAGGCTCTGGAAGAGGCCGGTTTGATTGAGCTTTCTAGCACTTCAAATATCACACTTTTCCGTCTAACAGCGAAGGCCGTCGAGTGGAATCAGAAGCTCGACGGGTCGGAAAAATATCCGACCCTACCAGACGGCAAGGCTCGGAAAAAAATCCGAGCTACCTCGGAGAAAAATCCGATCAAGGTCGGAAAAAAATCCGGGCAAGGGTCGGAAAAATCTCCGACAAATCAGGATACAAGTAATCAGGATACCAATCAGGGTACAAGTCAGGACTTGCAAGACCCTCCCGGCGAGCCGGGTCAGTCCTGCGGTTTGGCTGTGGTTGACGATCGCGCCGACACGCCACGGGTTGAGATTCCCGCCGATATGCCCGGGCCGAAAGATCGGACCTGCAAAACCTTCAAGGTCTGGGCGAACTACGCCATGGCCTACCGCAAGCGTTACAGCGCCTGGCCGGTGTGGAACGCCAAGGTCGGCGGCCAGCTCGGCCAACTGGTCGACCGTCTCGGCGCTGATGTCGCTCACCACGTCGCTGCCCACTTCCTGAAAACCAGCGATGCCGCCGTTCTGCGCAAATGCCACAGCCTCAACGAGCTGCTGGCAAACGCTGAGAGTTATCACACCCAGTGGGTAACCGGTCAGCGCGTCAACGGCACAACTGCGCGCCAGATGGAAAGGACTGAGGCGAATCTATCCGCAGCGGAGCAGGCCGCCCAGATGGTTCTGGCCAAACGCCAAGCAGGTGACCGCAATGAATACCTCTGAAATGAACGATCAGCAGGTCGCAGGACTGGCGGCCGCCATCTGCGCAACTGCTGAAGCCATGGGTCAGGAAATGAATCCCGGCACGGCAGCGATCATGGCTGAAGACCTGTGTGCTTACTCGGTGCCGGTAGTCAAAGCCGCGCTGAAGGCCTGCCGTTTCGAAGTGAAGGGAAAGTTGGCCATGGCCGACATCCTTCAGCGTGTTCAGTCTTCCGATGGCCGCCCAGGCAAGGACGAGGCATGGGCTATCGCCATGACCACCAACGACGAGTACGAGACTGTCGTGCTCACCGACGAGATCCACCTCGCTCTGGCTGCCGCAAAACCCGTCCTGGATGCCGGAGACAAGATCGGCGCGCGTATGGCGTTCATCAGCGCCTACGAGCGACTGGTGAGCCAGTCCCGCAACGACCAGAAGGGCGTCAACTGGCACGTTTCCGTAGGCTTCGACGCTAATCGCCGTGTCGAGGCCATCACCAAAGCCGTGCAGATGCAGCGCATCCCGCAAGAGCGCGGGCAGTTGTACCTGGCCGATTTGAACGTGGTACCCATCACGCAGGACGGCCAGGCCATTGCTGGCTTGATCACCGGCCAGGTTGCCAACCCAAGCCCGGACGTTCGCGAAAAGCTTCAGGCGGTGAGAGACAGCATGCGCGAAATGAGCAAGGCCTCGGCCAAGCGCAGGCACGAACTGAAGATCAAGGCCGCCAATGATTTGGCTGACCGCCTCGCGCTGCTCCAGCAGCAGGCTGAAGAATTGAAATTGAAGAGGGCGGAGTTATGACCGACAAAATCAGCGTGAATTGCCAATCAAAGCTCACCGAAGCCGTCACACGCATGACGGCGATGTTCCGCGACAAGAAGTTCGTCGTGGTGTCGCTCCGCCCGGGCAAGGACCGCACGCTCGACCAAAACGCCCTATGGTTCGCCTTCTACAAGCGCATATCCGAGATGACCCAGATCGGCGATGCCAGCGAGGCGCGCAAGTACTGCAAATTGCACCATGGCGTTCAGATTCTGATCAATGAGGACGAGGACTACCGGGCGGCCTGGTACCGGACCACCAAACACCTGAGCTACGAGGAAAAGCTCGACCTGATGGGCGACAACAAGCTGTTGGGGCCAGATGGTTTCCCGGTCACCAGCCTGTTCAATCGCGCTCAAGGCATCGCGTACACGGACCGCATCCTGGCCGAGTTCACGGCGCTGGGCGTCTTTTTCGGTGACCTGATCGGTGAGGCAGCTGCATGAAGCGCACCTCAATGCAACGCAGGGTGCCGCTCAAGGCCAGTGGCATAGCCCAGCGTACGCCACGCGCCAAGAAGTGCGCCCACTGCGCTGAGCTTTTCGAGCCGGCACGCCCTGGGCAAAAGGTCTGCGGTCCTGCCTGTGCCATTGCTATGCCTGCCGAAAACCTTCCGCTGGCGCGCAAGGCCTTGGCTGACATCGAGCGCAAAGAGATCAAGGCCCGCAAGGAAAAACTGAAGTCCCGCAGCGACCATATGAAGGACACCCAGCAAGCTTTCAACGAGTGGGTCCGTCATCGCGATATGGGCGAGCCATGCGTGAGCTGCGGACGGCATCACAACGGCCAGTGGCACGCCGGGCACTATCGGTCCGTCGGTGGTCACCCGGCCCTGAGATTCGAACCGCTCAACGTATGGCGACAGTGCGCGCCGTGCAACACGCACAAGTCTGGCGACCTGGTGAATTACCGGGCGGAACTGGTGCGCCGCATCGGCATCGTCAACGTGGAATGGCTCGAAGGCCCTCATGAGCCGCAGAAGTACACCGTCGAAGAATTGAAAGCCCTCACAGCCAAGTACCGGGCGATGGCCAGAGAATTGAAGAAAGGAGAAGCGGCATGATGTATCGGAACGTTGTAGCAGCAGTGGTCCGGGCTCTGGCCGCGGAAACCATCAACTCGGCTGGCGGGTGTGATTTCGAGCCCAAGGTTCAATGCGCCAAGCAGAAAGGCGAGATCGTCGGAAAAGAGGAAGCATTTCTGACCGACTGCTGGGTTTTTGGACGTCTGCACAAGTCGTTATGCCCTGAGCACTGGCGAGCGCTGGTGGCGAAGTTCTCCACACACGACGAGCGCAAGCATGCCGCTATCCTTGAGCTGATCAAGGTCGTCCGTTCTCCGGCCACCCAGCGGTTTCGTGAGTGCGCGGTGCTGACTTGGGCAATCCCGCAGGTAGCAGGCATCGAGGGGAAGCGATCATTTGCAGTATTGCCTGCAGGCTGGTACGACATCACGAACTGGGATAACGACGGCAAGCCAGAATCGACACGCTATCGATGGCGTGCAGGTATCCGCAAGTCCTTAGATAATCAGGTCAATGAGGCGCTGATGGCTGCTCAAGAAATCATTGACGCAGAGGGTCTGTTAGAAATTTGCGCGGCATAGCGAAAAGCCATTGCAAATAATGAGAAAGTGAGAGAGTATTAGCACATCGTATCGATCTTGCGCGTTCCGAAGTCGATAAAAGTTTCGAGGAGTGTCGGGTTCGAGACCCGCGGCTATGCAAGCTACCCAGATGGCAATTCTTTTCGTTCTAACGGTCTTAATGGCCTGCGTTCCAGCTTCACTAGAACTGCTGTTCGTAATCAACACTAAATTACCTGGGGGTAGCAATATGATGACAGAAATTTCTAAACTACTAGTTTCACCTGTAGCAATGACAATCTCAGCCATCTGGTGTAGCTGTTTGGCGGCAGGTCGCCTACCTCGCTTCATCTGAGGAGTTTCCTCTGCATTTAACCCGGCCCTCGTGCCGGGTTTTTGCATTTTCGGCTCCTCCGCACCCATCGCTTCGAGCGGGGAATGCAGAAGGGACTGATTCATTTCTGGGTCATATAAGGCCCTCATAAAATCCTCGTGCAGCTCCTGCACTTTGCCCGCCTCCTGTCGGGCCTTTTATTCTAGAGGTAAAGATGGACCCAACCGACCTCGGCCCAGGCACAGCTACCTGGCTGGGCGGTACGGGCACAATCCTGCTGGGTGGCTTCCTGTGGTTGAGGAAATTCCTCTCCCGGGATGCGACCGACCGCGCCATGGACAATGCCGATATCGGTACTGTCCGCAGGCTAAACGAACTCCTCGACTCTGAGCGCCTGGCTCGCAAAGAGGCTGAGGCCCGTGCCGATCAGTTCGCCAAAGAACGCAACGAGCTGGCTGCCGCCGTGGGCCGGATGGAAGGGAAGATCGAAGCCCTGACCAGCCAGGTATCCCAACTCACTGACAAAGTCACTACTCAAAGCGCTGAGATCGCTCGTCTGCGCACCAAGCTCGGAGGAATGAACTGATGGACAGATGTGCTATCAACTTCGTCGCCCGCCACTGGTGGAGGCGTGTAGAGGTTTGGCTGATCGCCATTCTGTTGCTGGCCGGTGGTGCAATGCTGGGCTTTCAGGTTGCCGAGTGGCGACTGTCGAGCTGGTACACCACCCAGGTCGCGGAAGTACGCCGGGGTTACGACGAGGCCACCATTCAGCGCGACATGCGCCTGAACAAGCTGGCCAAGACCGCGACCGATGCAGCAGGGAAGGTTGAGGACGCAGCCGGCAAGGCCACCAAAGCGGCAGAGACGGCCAGCAAGGCAGCAGACAAGGTCAACGAGGCGGTAGAGCGGCAGACTCCATAGCGCGCCAAACTAAAAAGCATGGCGCGCAGACATCCTTACATTCCTTCGAAAACTATCTGAGCGCTTACGAGCACTTTATCTTTAAGAGTGACCTTACAGAACGTCTCGGGAGTCGAGCCCCCAGCAACCTTCTTCAACGATTCGCATTTAAGCTGCACGTTATCCACGTCTTCAAGCGGCACTACAGTTCCATTAATGGCTTCGTTAAGGGGGTACTTGAATGGCCTCCGGTAGCCAGCCCCTACCCAAATCTGCGGCCCATTAGCACTAATCAGCCCTGACGAGGGAGTCGCGCATAAATTGAAGCGAGTACGTTTGCCGTCAACGATCTGCGCATCTGTATAGCAGACATATCGCCCATTTTCAGTGACGATCTTGGAAGGGCCTTGGTTTGTCCACGTTTCCTGAGGTTGCGTGGCGCAGCCGCTGAGAACCAAAGATGCGAGGACTGATACTGCAGTGATGCGGGTGCGTGTAAACGGCATTACGTTAGCTACCTTGCTTTAAAAGTTGCCACTAATACCGGCTAACGGCCATCATTTCAAGCGTTGCGTAGAAACTCTGGCACCACGGTAGCGCTCCACAAATTCAGACACTGCCATTTCGTGGCGCGAACGACAGAGGAAAGATCATGGATAACCAGCACAAGAAAATCACCGGCTATCGCGACCTGAGCCAGTCGGAGATCGAAGGCATGAATTCGATCAAGGCCTTGGAGGCCGATACCGGCGAGCTTTTCAAGCAGATCGGCCAGATTGAAGGCGTCGACCCTCGCATCCTGGCTCTGGCCAAAACTAATCTCCAGCAGGGCTTTATGTGGTTTGTGCGCTCCATCGCGAAGCCTGCCGACCCTTTCAGCTAACTACCTGATGCGCTACGGAGTGACGATGACCAAGAAGAACTGGATGGTCACGACACCCGGGCACAAACCATTCCCGATGATCCTTCTTGAGTGCGCCCTCGATCACGCAGGGGCGCTTGCCTTTGCCAGTCGTATCTGGCCGAACTGCAAGGTTGAATGATCAGGTTTTTGTTCCTGCTTCATGGCTGATGCTTTTTACGTTTTGCGCTAATAGACCGCGCGCAGTTGCCCAACACTGCTGCTGAATAAAATAAAGCGTTAGACAGCGAGGCAGCGAGCGCATAAATGTCGAGACGGCTGGGGTATCCGCTAGCCACGCAGAATTTCCATACGACAACGACAGAAATCCCTGCACCTACACCCATCACGAAGTTCCCCGTCAGGCTCTGCCAGTAGCCTAAAACTCTGGTGGGGTTTGTTGAGTGGGCCACTGCTAACGCAACGCTAAGCAAAAGAAAAAACGTTGGTATTCCGACGGTAAACATTTGAAAGCCGTTCATGCACACCTTCTTTTTTTGGATAGGTAGTCGGAGGTATCGGTGGAGGCCAGACAGTATTAATTCATCTTAGCGCCATCAAATAAAATCTTGGCGCTTACCAGCTTCTGACCGTTAAGGGTTAGGGTGCAGAAGCTCTGTGGGATAGTCCTACCGGGTTCGATTTTCAAGGGGTCGCATTTCAAAATGCCCGTCTGCTCTCCGAACGATAGCTTCATTCCGGTTAGTGTCTTGCTCAGCTCCACGTGGTAGCCACGTCCGTAGCCTACAACTGCTTCAACCTCCGGGGGGCCGTCCATCATAAATCCAGATGTCGCTGAACCGCATAAAAAGCCCACGGTGCGTACGCCGTCGATTAGGTTTGCGTCCTCATAGCAAGTAACAAATCCAGAACGGGTCGCAACGACGCCATCTCCTTTGTTAGTCCAGGTTTCCTTAGGTCCCACGGAGCAGCCGGTCAGGAGGGAGGCTCCTAGCACAGATACTGCAAGGGCATGGGTTGTTTTGCTGATCATGAAAGCGTTTCCATACGGTTAAAGACGCCACTTAATACCGGCATTCTTTCCGAACATCAATATCTGGAGGATTTGCAGGTGAGTAGACCGACGCCGCTGCAATTTGGCGTTCACGATACAGACCTCGGCGAACTTATTATTCGACTTCAGCCCGCGCCAGAAGTCTGGAAGTGGATACAGACATACATCCTCAGCGAGGAAGGACCAATCCATAACCCTGACCATGTTCACTTGACCGACGCATCTGTACGAGTGCTATGGGCGTCGTCCTGCTTCGCTAAGGCGGGGCGCACAGTGCTGGGTCAAGCCGAGCAAGTCGCCTTCCGAGCTGGCGGGTGGCAGAAGGCCCGGATGGAACAGCAGATGTATGACTGGTTCGGTGACATCCCGGACTTCATCATCACGCTGGCCGCTGACTACTGCGCCATTTGCAGCGATGCCGACTTCTGCGCGCTGGTCGAGCATGAGCTTTACCACCTGGCGCAGGCGACTGATCAATACGGTCAGCCTGCCTTCACCAAAGAGGGTGCGCCCAAGCTAAAGCTTCAAGGCCACGACGTCGAAGAGTTCGTCGGTGTGGTCCGTCGCTATGGGGCAAGCCCAGACGTTCAGCGACTGGTCGACGCTGCAAACAAGCTTGCTGAGGTAGGTAAATTGAATATATCGAGGGCCTGCGGAACCTGTCTGCTCAAGTCGGCCTGAAATTTGACAGGCATTAGACGGAATCCAACCTATGGCAGCCCTGAAGCATGAGGTGAAGAGCTTCATCGTTCAGGCGTTGGCTTGCTTCGACACTCCCTCGCAAGTCGTAGAGCAGGTCAAACAAGAATTCAGCATTGAGATATCCCGCCAACAGTGTGAGTCGCATGACCCAACCAAACGTGCCGGGGTGAACCTGGCGGCCAGGTGGGTGACCCTGTTTCACGACACACGCAAGCGTTTCCGTGAAGACACGGCAGAGATCCCGATCGCCAACCGGGCATACCGGCTGCGTGCCCTCGGTAGGATCGTTGAGAAGGCAGAGGGTATGCGCAACCTGGCGCTGGCCCTCCAGGTGCTTGAACAGGCTGCCAAAGAATCCGGCGATATGTACGTCAACCGCCACCGCAAGGATGAGCAGGGCGACGAGCCAGCGATTCCGACTCGCATCCAGGTCGATGTAGTGGACGCGAGGAAGCCCAATGCCGAGCCTTAACGTCCCGCAATCGAAATTCTTGCTGCTGCCTCACAAGTTTCGCGCATTTGTGGCCGGGTTCGGCTCTGGGAAGACCTGGGTCGGCTGCTCGGCGCTAAGCAAGCACTTCATGGAGTGGCCGGGTGTCAACGCCGGCTACTTCGCACCGACTTACCCGCAGATCCGGGACATCTTCTATCCAACGATGGAGGAGGTGGCCTACGAGTGGGGCCTGAAGACAAAGATCAATCAGGCGAACCATGAGGTTCACATCTATAGCGGTCGGCAGTATCGCGGCACCGTGATCTGTCGCTCGATGGAGAAGCCGCAGACCATTGTCGGTTTCAAGGTTGGGCATGCGCTCGTGGATGAGCTTGACGTTCTGACGTCGATCAAGGCGCAGCAGGCCTGGCGCAAGATCATCGCGCGAATGCGTTACAACCTGCCCGGGCTGAAGAACGGCGTGGACGTCACCACGACACCGGAAGGCTTCAAGTTCGTCTTCCTGCAGTTCGTGAAGCAGCTGCGCGACAAGCCGGCGCTCAAGGAGATGTATGGGCTCATCCAGGCCAGCACCTTCGACAACGAGCTGAACCTGCCGGACGACTACATCCCGTCGCTGATGGAGTCATACCCCGAGCAATTGATCAGGGCGTACCTGAACGGCCAATTCGTCAACCTGACGTCTGGGTCGATCTACCACGCGTATGACCGCAAGCTGAACCAGTGTTTCGACACGGTGCAGGCCGGTGAGCCTCTGTTCATCGGCATGGACTTCAACGTCGGCAAGATGGCAGCGATCACGCATGTGAAGCGTGACAAGGGCCTTCCCCGAGCCGTGGACGAGTTCATGGACGGCTACGACACGCCCGACATGATCCGGCGCATCAAGGAGCGCTACTGGCGCCACGATGGCGACAAGTACATCAAGTCCTGCGAAATCAGGGTTTACCCAGACGCCTCCGGGGACTCGCGCAAGTCAGTCAATGCCAGCGTCACGGATATCGCCATGCTCAAGCAGGCAGGCTTCACAGTGATCGCACCTGCGGCCAACCCTCCGGTGAAGGATCGAATCAACGCCATGAACGCGATGTTTTGCAACGCGCAGGGCGAGCGCCGATACCTGGTCAACCCTTTCACCTGCCCGACATATGCCGATGGCCTCGAGCAGCAGGTCTGGGCGGCCAACGGTGAGCCCGACAAATCACAAGGCAACGACCACGCGAACGATGGCGGCGGTTATTTCATCCACCGCGAGTACCCGATCATAAAACCGGTCACCTCTCTAACCCTGGGATACGCCCGATGAGCAACGACGTTTCCTTCAAACGGCCCGAATACATCGAGGCGTTGGATCGCTGGCTGACTGTGCGCGACGTCTGTGCCGGCCAGCACCGTGTTGTTGACCGGCTGCCTTACATCAATCGGCACGACAAGTCAGAAGAGAACGTCGAGCGCAACAACGCGTACCGCGAGCGCGCAGTGTTCAAGAACGCCACCGGCCACACCCGAAACGGGCTGATTGGCTTGGCGTTCCACAAAGACCCCACGCTGACGGTCCCAAAGAACCTTGAATACCTGCAGGACAATGCCAACGGCGCAGGCGTGAGCATCTATCAGCAGTCGCAAGGCTCGCTTGAGAAGGTCTTGGAAGCCGGTCGTCATGGTCTTTTCGTGGACTTCCACGAAGACAGCGGCATCGGCGGGCATTCGGTCATCCTCACTTACACGGCTGAAGACGTCATCAACTGGCGCACCGGCATGGTGGACGGCCACAACGTCCTGATCATGGTTGTGCTGCGTGAGATGAACGAAGAGCCAGATGGGTTTGGGCTGAAGTGCACGGAGCAGTTTCGAGAGCTGGCCCTAGACGAGGCTGGACTTTACGTCTGTCGCGTCTGGCGTCGTAAAGGCCCGCGCGGCGGTGGCCCTCTTGAGGTTGTGGAAGAGTACATGCCAGCCGGGAAGGGCGGACGTCTCAAGGAGATCCCTTTCACGTTCATCGGCGCCCAGAACAACGACCCAAGCATTGACGAGTCGCCGCTTTACGACATCGCGATGATCAACCTCGGCCATTACCGAAACAGCGCGGACTACGAGGACAGCGTGTTCTGGTGTGGCCAGGCTCAGCCGTGGATCAGCGGCGTTGACGAACAATGGCTTGAGATGGCACGCAAAGAGGGCGTTTACGTAGGCTCCCGCGCTCCGATACCTGTGCCAGCTGGCGAAACCTTCGCCTTTGCCCAGCCTCAGCCAAACACACTGGTGAAAGAGGCGATGGCCGACAAGAACCAGATGATGATCGAGCTGGGCGCGCGCATGGTTGTGTCGTCAATGACGGCCAAGACGGCTACAGAGTCGAGAGGCGACCAGTCGGCGTCCACGTCGGTGCTCGCAATCTGCGTATCCAACGTCAACGAGGCCTATACCCGCGCGCTGGGTTGGTGCGCTCAGTTCCTGGGTGTCACCGGCAAGACGTCTTATCTGGTGAATCAAGAGTTCGTCGAACTCAGCGCTGACCCGCAAATGATCACCGCGCTTGTGCAGCTATGGCAGAGCGGCGGATTCGCCAAAGCCGATCTGCGCGGCTACCTGCGCAAGTTGGGGCTGATCGCACCGGAGCGAACCGACAAGCAGATAGACGGAGAGCTTCAGGAACAGACCGACAACCTCGGCCTAGATGACGACGAGGACCTGAACGATGTCGGTCAACCAAGCGGTACTTGATGCCACGATTCGGCACTCGGTGTTTCTGGAGCAGCTGAAGGCTGGAGAGGTCGAGAAATTCGCACCATTCCTCAAGGAAATTGACCGGGCGGTGCGCGAGCAGCTCACCAATGCCGACCTGAGCGAGTACAACATCAAGCGGCTGAACCAGCTGCTGGACGAGGTCGACAGCCTGCTGCTCGGCATCTTCGACCGATATACCACGACGCTGAATCTTGATCTGATCGACCTGGCCAACTACGAGGCTCAGTTCGAAGCGACGGCGCTATCCCGGTCCGCGCCTGGGGGTGTCACCTTTGATGCCGTGGTCCCGCCAGCACGCGCTATCCGCTCGGCAGTGCTCAACAACCCGCTCAGCGCGCGCGACAACGGCGGCGGCAAGCTGCTGGAGCCATTCATCAAGGACTGGGCATCTACCGAGCGTGAGCGCGTCAGTGGTGCCATCAGGCAAGGATTCTTCGAGGGGCAGACGAACTTTCAGGTCATCCGCAAGATTCGCGGTACCAAGGCTGCGGGGTACAGCGACGGGATACTGGCGACGACCAAGCGCAATGCGAGTGCAGTCGTGCATACCGCTGTGCAGCATGTGGCCTCGCAGGCCCGGATGGAGACGATCAAGGCCAATCCTGATGTAGTCGCTGAGATTGAGATCGTTGCCACACTCGATAGCAAGACAACCCAGACCTGCAGGTCGATGGATAAGCGTCGCTTTCCGGTGGATTCCGGCCCGCGGCCCCCGTTTCATATCAGGTGCCGGACGACCTTCGTACCTGTGACCAAATGGACCAAGCTTCTCAGCAAGGATGCTACCCGCGCCTCGGTTGGGCCGAACGGCGGAGGCCAGGTGGCGGCCGATCTGAGCTATTACGATTGGCTCAAGCTCCAACCTTCGGCGTTTCAGGATCAGGCGCTTGGCCCGACCCGCGCCAAGCTGTTCCGTGATGGCGGGCTGACGCTTGAGCGCTTCTCTGAGCTGCAACTCGACCGCAACTTCAAGCCGCTGACGTTGGAGCAGATGAAGAAACTTGAGCCTCTGGCGTTTGAGCGTGCAGATTTGCTTTAGATTTGCGTAATCACTCGGGAGTAGGTTATCAATCACACCTCACTCATGGAGGGACGATTTTATGCAAGCAGAAAAACCTAGCGCAACATCGGAACAGCTCAAGAATACTGTTCGCGGTTACTGCTTCATTCAAAAGCGTTGGATGGACGATGATGAGATGCTGCCCCTACGGGAATCCATGGCCGAGGCCTGGAGCGGGCTTTTCCTTGATGCGATTAGAGCCGTTTTAGGCTGCAAATCCCGAACGTCTAAATATGGAAGTTTTGTAAGCGTTTTGTCACTGCCTTTTGTTGAAAGTATTGGCGAGCACCCTTCGATCTCAAAAGATTTGGCGAGCCGATATGGCTATGTTGTTGTCATTGGCGGTGACGGTTTATTAGGCGTTCAGCTGTACTTTGTAGAGCGAAATGCATTATCACTTAACGCCGCGCTTGGTAGTTTTGAAAATATTTTACAGCTAAAACTCACCTAACGATCGCAGCTAATTATGACCCCGCAAATGCGGGGTTTTTTATTGCCTGCAAAGCGGGCAACTCATACCCAAGGGGTGCATCAACGTGGCAGAAGAAAACGAAATCGACCTGGAAAATCCGGCAATCAAGGCCGCTATCGCGACTGCCGTTGAAGCATCCGTTTCGGGGCTGAAGACCAAAAATATCGAGCTGCTGGGGAAGTTGAAAGACACCTCCACCAAGCTGACTCAGTTCGAAACCCAGTTTGAAGGCATCGACATCGACGCCGTCAAGGGGCTGCTGAGCCGCGCCGGTCAGGACGAGGAAACCAAGCTGCTTACAGAGGGCAAGGTGGACGAGGTGTTCAACAAGCGCACCGAGCGTCTGCGCGGCGACTATGAAAAGCAGTTGAAGGCAATCAGCGAGCGCGCGACGAAGGCTGAAACATTCGCCGCCAAGTTTCAGGGCAAGGTCCTGGGCGACTCGGTGCGCGGCGCAGCCCTCAAAGCCGGCGCGCTGCCTGAGGCAACCGACGACATCATCCTGCGCGCCAAAGGCGTGTTCTCACTGAACGAAGAGGGCGAAGCGGTCGCCGTTGATGAGTCTGGTCAGACCATTCTCGGCAAAGACGGCAAGACCCCTCTGACCCCGCTCGAATGGGCGGAATCCTTGCGCGAAAGCGCTCCTCACCTGTGGCCAAGGGCCTCGGGTACGAATGCCCCGGGCGGGGGTGGCGGCCAGGCTGCACTGAAGCGCTCCGAAATGACAGCCACGCAAAAGCGCGACTACCAGCGCAAGCACGGCCAAACCGCATACCTCAATTTGCCCAAGTAAGGGGATTCACCCATGGCAACAACTGTGAACAGCGATCTGATCATCTACAACGATGAGGCTCAGACCGCATATCTGGAGCGTGTTCAGGACAACCTGGACATCTTCAACGCGTCCTCTAACGGCGCAATCATCCTCGACAACGAGCTGATCGAAGGCGACTTTCGCAAACGTGCCTTCTACAAGCTGGCAGGTTCGCTGGATCACCGTGACGTCAACTCCGAAGCCAAAGTCGTCGCCAAGAAAATCGGCGCCGGTGAGGCAGTCGGCGTCAAGGCTCCGTGGAAGTACGGTCCGTACCAGACGACCGAAGAGGCGTTCAAGCGTCGCGGTCGCCCGGTAGACGAGTTCTCCCAGATCATCGGCCAGGACGTTGCCGACGCAACCCTTGAGGGCTTCGTGCAGTACGCAACTGCCGCACTGCGCGCCTCGATCGGCTCCAACCCTGCAATGGTCGTTGAGGCCAGCATCGAGACAGACGGCAAGAAGACGCTGACTCGCGGCATGCGCAAGTTCGGCGACAAATTTGGCCGTATCGCTCTGTGGGTCATGCACTCTTCGGCATACTTCGACATCGTCGACGAAGCCATCACCAACAAGCTGTACGAAGAGGCGGGTGTCGTGATCTACGGCGGCCTGCCAGGTACCCTGGGCAAGCCGGTACTGGTTACCGATACCGCTCCGGTTGACGTGATCTTCGGCCTGCTGCCAAGCGCCGTGACCATCACCGAATCCCAGGCGCCTGGCTTCCGCTCTTACGAAGTCAACGATGAGGAAAACCTCGCCATCGGCTACCGCGCTGAGGGCGTCGTGAACATCGATGTTCTGGGTTACAGCTGGAAAGAAACTGCCGGTGGTGCGAACCCATCGCTCGCCGCTGTCGGCTCTTCCGCCAACTGGGTCAAGCACTCTGCCAGCGACAAGGTCACTGCAGGCGTGATGATCGAACTCACTCCGGCTGCCTAAGCCATCCGACAGGCGCGGTCAGAGATGGCCGCCAGGGAGAACATCATGGAACTCGTTTACAGCAACCAGCGCGGCGACTTCGATCCCAACAAGCGCTATCGCAACCCGGATCTGTTCCGGAACGTCGAACGCGGCGTGACCAAGGTCACCGTGGTTGGCGATTACCCGGAAATCGTCGATGCCTACAAGGCGGTCGAGATTGAGGTGGAGATCGAGACACGCAAGACGCCGGTGAAAGGCAAGGCCAAGGCCGCTGACAAAAATCCTGCAAAGCCGGGCAAAGGCCCAACCAAGCCTGAGTCCAATGGCACCCAGAAGGATGGCACCAAGGAAGAACCGGTCTACATCCCCAAGCTGGAAGCAGATAACCAGTGGATCATCATCACCCGCGACGGTGTACGATTCAGCGACTTTGCTGGCGATGAAGCTCAGGCCAAGACCGAAGCAGATCGCCTGAACGAAACCAAGGAATAAGTCATGCTCATCATCGAGGACGGCACCGGCGTGCCGGATGCTGAAAGCTACGCCACCGCCGCTGAACTGGTCATCTATGCCGGGAAATTCGGTGCGGCCATTCCGGCTGACGAGGCTGCGCAAGAGGCTGTTTTGCGCCGGGCCGCCTTGGTGATGGACGGTATGACTTGGAAGGGGAGAAAGTCGTCCGGCGAGCAGGCGCTCGCCTGGCCTCGCCGGGAGATTCGCCTGGATGGCGAGAACAAGCCGGAGCGGTACCTTCCTGCACGCATTCAGTACGGTCAGATGGCTCTGGCCGCAGAGATTCATGCCGACGATATTGATCCTATCGACAACCGCAAGGGCGCGGTCACGAAGGAAAAGGTCGACGGCGCGGTAGAGCGTGAATACGCGACTATCAGCAATACGAGCAAGCGACTGTTACCTGCTGCGCCGGACAGGCCCAGCGCTACGCAGTTTGCAGACTATCTTCAACGGCGCGGACTTTTTGCGGTCAGGGCGTAGCTTAATAACCCATCAGTTCGCCCATGTCTGAGTTATAAAAAAGGTCTTTAGGCCAAGTAGGAGACGCCCCGATAACGGCTGCGAGATGCTGGGTTGCCATTGCGTCCACGGGATCTGGAGGCCCCCACAAAGGACAGCATCTGCGCTGCACGTCGGCTATGCGGCGCTCATCTGGAGTTTGCTCAAGAGCTGCTCTGATCGCTGAGCGCAATACTTGACGGTGATAATTCCGCGCATCTTTCTGCAAAATATATTGACTTAAAGCACTAGAAATAAGCGCAGCTTTTTGAGCGTTATTCATTTTGCATCCTGCAATGTGGTGGAGAGAGTTTTGGAATTCTACGACGAAATGGCCGCGATGGCTCTCGATCTGATTACCGAATACGGCCAGGCAGTCACCATCCGCGACTCGGTCAAAGGCGGTTACAACCCGGGCTCCGGCACCACATCACCTGATACGGTCACGGAGCGAACCGCCCAAGGCATCCTGCTCGACTTCACCGGTCAGGAGTTTCAGACCAATACTCTGATCAAGGTTGGCGACAAGAAGCTGAAGATTGCAGCCCGAAGCTTGAATGAGCCGCCGACGCTGCTCAGCAAGGTAGTGGTTCAGGGCCGTACCTGGTCAATTATCCCTCCGCTGAAAGAGATAAACCCGGCAGGCACGCCATTGCTCTATGAGCTTCAGGTGCGCTCATGAGCCGCGCAGGTGCTGGTCAGTCCGGTAGCTTCGCTCTCGACCTCGCCAGATTTGCCGAGCAGGCCAAGGACGCGGTCGATGTCAGTCTTCGCGAGATCATCATTGAGATCGGCAGCAGCGTCATCCGGATGTCTCCAGTGGGCAATCCTGAGATATGGGTGGCCAACTTGGCGCTCCGTGATGCCAACACCCGCGCAGCCGATGAATACGACTTCAAGGTTTCTCTGCGCAATACGGTCATCAACCTGACAGAGTCGAACTTCACGAAGTCCGGCAAGCTGAAGCGAGGCGTGAAATATGCCAAGCCGTTGACCAAGACCGAGCGTGTCCAAAACTTCAACGTCAACGGGCTCGTAGCTGGCCAGGATTACATCGGCGGCCGATTCCGTGGCAACTGGATGTTCGGGATTGGTGCGCCAGATGGGACGACCACAGAAGAGCTCGATCCGAGCGGCAGCAAATCCAACGCACGCATCGCCAACGGCGTGCTGGAGTTTCACGCCGGCGACGTCGCTTACATTACCAATAGCCTGCCATATGCCATCCCGCTGGAGTTTGGACATAGCACCCAGGCGCCAAATGGAATGGTCCGAGTTACGCTCGCGCACTTTCAAAAGACCGTAGAAAACGTCGTCAGGAAGCATCAGGTATGAGCCACAAAATAATCCGCTCACTGTTCGAGCAGAGACTCACGGTGTGGGCGGGTGGGCGCAACCTGAGGATCGCCTATCAGGGCGTCAGCTTCACGCCAGAGGCAGATGAGACGTATCTGGCAGCGTTCATGCTTCCCGCCGGGACCGGTACCGACACCTTGTCGGGTGATCACCGTGTATATACCGGCGTGTTTCAGGTCAACGTTGTCACCCCAGCAGGCAATGGGACTGGGGAAGCTGAGGGCCTTGTCGACGACATTGCCGCTCTGTTCCCGGCCTATCTTAGGCTCAAGCAAGACGCGTTCGAGGTGCTGGTGCTCACGCCGGTAGAACCTGGGCCGCCGATCACCGGTGACAGCACGCTGACAGTCTCCGCCTCGTTTCAGTACCGCGCCGATACCAACTAATTCGCCCATTGGGCAAACCCAGAACCCGCCATTGAGCGGGTTTTGTCATTTCTGCACAGAGGAAAACCAACATGGGCTTCAGACTCCCCAACGGCGCAACCCTTCAGATCGCCTCCGCATATGGCGCGGCAATCCCGGTGACTGCGCTGAGCAATGCAAACCCTGCGGTGGCCACTGCCGCTGCGCACGGCCTGGCTGACGGTGACATCATCGCCGTAACGTCGGGCTGGACTCGACTGAATGATCGCGCCACTCGCGTTTCCAAAAGCCTGAGCGGCACGTTTGCGCTGGAAAACATCAACACCATCAATCTGCAGCCATACCCGGCTGGTTCAGGCACCGGCTCAGTGCGCAAGGTGACCAGCTTTGTCGAGGTGCCCCAAATCACCGAGGTAAACACCAGTGGTGGTGACCAGCAGTTTCTGACCTTTGGCTTCCTCGCCGACGACGATGATCGTCAGATGCCCACCACCAAAAACCCGATCAGCATGTCGTTTACCGTGGCGGATGATCCAGACCTTCCCTATGTGGCTGTGGTGGAAGCTGCCGATGATGACAAGCAGGCCCGCGTGCTTCGTTTGAACCTGCCGGGCGGCAGCAGCATCGTTTACAACGCTTACGTGTCCATCACCACGACGCCCACGCTGGGCCGAAACAACCTGATGACCCGCGTGATGACCCTGTCACTGGCCGGTCGTCCCACCCGTTACTCGGCATTGGTGGCGTAACCCATGGCCAAGATCAAGATCGCCCAGAACCCGACGTTCAAAGCGCCGGTGATGATCCCTCGCATCGGCGAAGCCGCGGTGAAGGTGGAATTTGAATTCAAATACATGGACCGCACGGAGCTAGCCGAGATGTTCGGCCGCTGGAATAAGGCGCGTGCTGAGCTGAATTCCAGGCACACCGACGACGGCATCACCTGGCAGGAAGTGACCGCGTCCGAGATCGCGCTGCAGGTCAAGCAGATCAAGGACGTCGTGACCGGCTGGACCTTCGACGACAAGTTCACCGATGAGGCTGTAGCCGCACTGGTGACCACTTGCGTTGGCGCGCCTCAGGCAGTGATCGACGCATATCAGTCGGCCTACGACCCAGCACGCCTGGGAAACTGAAGGCGGCGGCCCGGGCCCTGTATGAGCCTGGTCCGTCGGAGCAGGAGCTCGCCGCTTTTGGCATGACGCTGGCTGACATCCCCGTCGAAGAGGTCGAGGTCTGGCCTGACTCATGGAAGGCCTTTCGCCTCTTCGAATCGCTCTCTACGCAGTGGCGAACCGGGCCGGGCGGCGCTTCCGGCCTTGATTACTCCGCCATCCCCGCCACGGCGCACATGGTGGGCATCAAACGGCACGAACTGCCTAGCATCTTTTCCGACCTCCGCACGCTGGAGGTCGAAGCATTGCTCGTGATGAGCGAATCGAAATAACGGAGCGCTCATGACGACCATTGCAGAACTTGGGATCAAGGTCGATTCCGTCGATGCCGCGCAGGCCGCTACCGATCTGGACAAGCTGGCCGCCGCTGGTGCGCGGGCAGAGAAGGCAGCTGATGGGGTTTCCTCGGGCTTCGACAAAGCGACGTCAGCAGCATCGGGCCTGTCAACGGCTGAGGGAAAGCTCAACGAAACAACGGACCAGGCGATCGCTCGCCTCACAGCGATGGCCAAGGCTTCGCTGGATTCGAGCGAGTACTACCAGCGCCTGACAACCAGTGTCACCGGAAACACGGCGGCTGTGGATGCTTCAAGCTCTTCTGCCAGCAGCCTGGCAGCGCTTCGGCGTCGATTGCAGGCTGATTCTGATGCATTGGTGGGGTCGACCGACCAACTTGCTGAATCGACGAAAAAGGCTGCGGCCGCTACCGGCATTGAGGCTGAAGGGCTTCAGGCGCTGCTGGGTAAAATCAACCCTACGCTGACAGCGCTGGGCAAACTTGATGAGCAGCAAGCACAACTCCAGAAATACGAGAACGCCGGACTTATCGATGCCGATACGTTCAAGGAGTACTCCACCCGGATTGATGCGTCCCGTCAGAAGCTTGGTGAGTTCGGTGAAAGCGTCAAAAGCGCGGGCGTATCAGCTGCACAGACTCAGGCTGCGTTGCGTCAGTTGCCCAGTCAGTTCAGCGATATCTTCACAAGCCTCATTGGAGGGCAAAATCCGCTCCAGGTTTTCCTCCAGCAAGGCATGCAGATCAAAGACTCGTTCGGTGGTATTGGACCGACGATTGATGTCCTCGGCGGAAAGATCAAATCCATTCTCGGTGTGGGCGGTGTGGGCGGTGGGATCGGTTCGATTGGTGACGCCTTGCAGGCAGTTGGTAGCGGCGGTAAGGCTGCTGCAGAGGGTGCTGAGGCTGCGGGCGATGGTATCGGAAGCCTTGCGGAGGGGGCGAACACAGCAGCTGACGCTGGCAAGAACGCCAAGGAGGCAGCTGATGCGCTCAGGGCGGCAGGGGGTGGTCTTAGCGTTGGTATGGGTGCAATCCTCGTAGGTGCCGCAGCTGCAGCCGCCGCGCTCGTTGCATTGGGAGTGGCATATAAGCAGGGGAGCAGCGAGGCAACCGCGTATACCACTGCCTTGATCATGACAGGCAACACAGCAGGCACAACCGCTGGACAACTCAGCGACATGGCAAGGGCGGTTTCCAGCGTCAATGGGACTGTGAGCGAAGCTTCGCAGACCCTTACCTTGCTTTCTGGGTCTACCCGGATCTCAGCATCGTATTTTCAAATGATTGCCACTGCCGCTGCCAACATGGACGACGCAACAGGCAAGTCGACTGCGGAGACCGTTAAGAATTTCGAGAAGCTCGCCAAGGACCCTCTGAAGGCTTCATTGGAGTTCACGGAGCAGTTGAACTACCTGACTGCGGCGACCTATTCGCAGATCGCTGCGCTGGAGCGCCAAGGTCAGACCCAGGCAGCGGCCGAGGTAGCATTCAAGGCGTATGCAGATGCATTTAACAGCCGCAGCATCGAGATAAAAGCCAATCTTGGAACTCTCGAGGAGGCATGGAAAGACGTCACCGACACCGCGAAAAACGCCTGGGATGCGATGCGGGATGTTGGCCGTACTCAAAGTCTTGATCAGCAGATCGACAACACCAAAAAGATTCTTGAGGATCGGAAAACAGGCTGGCTGTCCGGCATGTTCGAGGGTAGCGAATCCACAAGAGTGCTGCAGGATCGGCTTAAGCTGTTAGAAAAAGCTCGGGACGTTCAGGCCGAAGAAGCCAAGAAAACTGGCGAGCAACAAAGCGCACAGCGCGCCGCGGTGCTTGCTGCGACGAAGGTCGACGAGCTGGAAAAGTCGTCCAGGACTAACGCCGAGAAGAGGTCAGAGGCTCTTAAAGCGTATGAGAAAAATCTGGAGGCGATTAGAAAGGTCAACCCGACAGACGATCGCCTCAAGCCGGAAAACGTTTCAAAGATAAAGAGCAACATCGCCGATCAGTTCAAGGATCCGACGAAACCTGCGTCCGCTTTGGATATGACCGCGTTCAACGCAGCGCAAAATCAGCTCAAGTCGATAAACGGTTATTACGACGGAATCCAGAAGGAGCTGGAGGCATCGCAGAAAGCTGGGCTGGTGTCGGCCGAGTCCTATGCAAGTCAGCGCGCGGCGATCATTGAGCAGCAGAAGGGTGACGTGACATCGGCCTATGAGGCAGAGATAGCGGCACTTGAGGCAGCCAAGGGCAGGGCCTCCACCAGCGCTGAGCAGCGCATCCAGCTTGATCAGAAGATCGCCGACGCTCGCACCTCGATGGTGGAGGCGCAGAAGAAAGCTGACAGCGAACTGTCTGTACTCGCTACCAGTGAAATAGGCAGGCTCAAAAAGCAAGAGCTGGCTGTTTCGACCTACACCAGCGCTTTGGAGCAGCAGGTCAAAACGCTGCGCCAACAGGGGCAGCGCTCTGCTGCAACGCTTGGCATGGGCGATCGCCAGCGTGGGCTGACGGACCAGCAGAACTCCGTAGATGACCGGGCCAACCAGCAGAAGGTCGAGCTGGCCAACCAATACGGTGATGGCTCTCGGGGGATGAGCCTCGACGAGTACAACCTGAAGCTGGCTGCGCTCAACAAGAACCAGCAGGATCTGCGCGACACGGTTCAGGCCAACTATGACGACATGACCGTTGCCCAGGGCAGCTGGAGTGCTGGCGCATCATCGGCCTTCCAGAACTATCTGGAATCGGCCAGGGACGTCGCCGGACAGACCAAAAGTCTTTTCACCAGCGCGTTCAGCAGCATGGAGGATTCGGTCGCCAACTTCGCGATAACTGGCAAGGGGTCGTTTTCAGACTTCACCAAATCGATCTTGGTCGATATGGCCAAGATCGCTACACGGCAAGCCAGCTCTGCGGTACTGGGCAGCTTGTTTGGTGCGGCTACTAGTTACCTCAGCGGCGGAGCATCTACAGCAGCGTCTGCAGGTTCAACGGCTGCGGGATACAGCGACTCAGCACTGAGCGGCTGGTCTGGGGTTGCCCAAGCCAAAGGCGGTGCATGGTCCAACGGCGTGCAGATGTTTGCCAACGGCGCGGCATTCACCAACAGCATCGTCAGCAAGCCGACGGCTTTCGGAATCGCTGGCGGCGGTGTGGGTGTCATGGGCGAGGCGGGTGACGAAGCGATCATGCCGCTCACCCGCACTGCCGGTGGCCAGCTCGGTGTCCGCGCGCTGGGCGGAGGCGGCAGCAGCGGAAGCAACACCTACAACTTCCCTGTCTCGGTATCTGTCCAGACGTCTGGCGACTCAGGCAGCTCAAGCACGCAGGAAGCGTCCACTCAGCTCGGCAAGGGCATCCAGCAGGCGGCAAAAACCGAGGCCGAGACTGCAATCGCTCGCGCGCTGCAACCTGGTGGTTCGATCTGGAGGCTCACAAATGGCAGGTAGTTATGGCGATTGAAACCTTTGCCTGGCCAACTCAGCACGGAGACGCGCCCGATATCACTTACCGGGTGCGCACTTCCCAGTTTGGCAATGGCTACAAACAGGACGTCGGCGACGGGCCAAATAACAAGGAGGACTCATACCCGATCACATTCACCGGCACGAAGGAGAGGGTCCTGAAAATCATGGAGTTTCTCGACAAACACGCAGGTGCGAAAGCGTTCCTCTGGACCACGCCGCTAGGCCAACTCGGCCTGTTCACCTGCAAAAACCCAGTGCCCACCCCAATGGGTGGCAACGTATTCAAATTGACGGCCACGTTCGACCGGGCCTTTCATCCCTAAGGACATCTTATGCCGTTGATTGCTGACATCCAGGCGCTTGAGCCAGGCAGCGAAGCATTGCTGTTTGAGCTTGATGGCTCTGATTACGGCGCGGATATTTTGCGCTTTCATGGTCATGCCATTCCGCACGCTGCCGCTGAACTGATAGCCGCCGGCCCTGAAGCAGATCAACTGCCTGCCAAATCGATCTGGTGGCAAGGCAACGAGTACGGGGCCTGGCCCATGCAGATTGACGGCATTGAAGCGAATGGCGACGGTACGGCAGTCCGGCCAACGCTTTCCGTGGGCAACGTCAACGGGCGCATCACGGCGCTTTGCCTGGCATTCGAGGATTTGCTCGAGTTCAAACTGACGATGCGGCATACGCTCGGCAGGTATCTGGACGCCGAGAACTTCCCTGGCGGCAACCCCGACGCTGATCCTACTCAGGAATCTATCGAGGTCTGGTATCTCGATCAGAAAACCAATGAGGACGGTGAAACGGTCAGCTGGGAGCTGGCCAGCCCGGGCGACGTCGGCGGCGAATCGATCGGCCGGCAGATGACCACGCTCTGTCACTGGTGCCTCACTGGAGGATATCGCGGGCCAAACTGCGGCTACACCGGGCCATACGTCGACAAGGACGGTCAGCCCACCGATAACCCTGAACTTGATGTCTGCGATGCCACGCTGACGCGCGGCTGCACGCCGCGCTTCGGGGCTGGCAACGAAGTACCCTTTGGCGGTTTCCCCGCCGTATCCCTGATCGCGCGGAGCTGACCATGCTGAAATACATCCTGGCGGCCGTGCAGGCGCATGCGGCGGCTGAGTACCCGCGCGAGTGCTGCGGGTTGCTCCTGAGCGTGGGGCGAAAGCAGCAGTACTTTCCCTGCTCCAACACGGCGACCGATCCAAACGAAGAGTTCCGCATCAGCCCCGAGGATTACGCAGCGGCGGAAGAACTGGGCTCCATCATCGGAGTTGTCCACTCGCACCCCGACGCGACCAGCAGGCCGTCACCTCGTGACCTGGCGATGTGCGAAGCTACGGAACTGCCCTGGCATATCCTCAGCTGGCCCGAGGGCGACCTGCGCACCATCGTGCCGACCGGCAACACGCCGCTTCTGAAACGCCCGTTCGTGCACGGCGCCTGGGACTGCTGGCAGGTCTGCGCCGATTGGTACAAGCGCGAGTTCGGGCTCGAGTTCGAAGCATTCGAGCGCACAGACGGATGGTGGGAAAGTGCGGACGCGGAAAGCCTGTACGAATCCAATTACGAGGCGGCCGGGTTCTTCAGGGTTGACCAGCCGCAGCGCGGCGACATGATCGTTATGCAGGTAGGGCGGACCAAGCACCCGAACCACGCAGGCATCTATCTCGGCGCGGACGCTTCGCTGACCGGTGAGGACGGCGGGGTATTCGGCCCCGGCCCTTTCCTGTTGCACCACCTGTACGGCAGGCTGTCGGAGATCATCGTTTTCGGCGGGCCGTGGCTGGACAGGACACGTCTGATCCTCAGGCATAAGGATGCACAGTCGACCACATGACGCGGCAGGGCCGCGGGAGGCGAGCATGGGCGATCTATCAGATTGGCTCGAAAGTGAGAGTCTCGCAAACCTTGCAAGATACGCAGGCCGACCTGCAGAGCATTTGCGTTGCGTGATAGTCACCAAAGCTATGAAGGATGCGGCAATGGAGTACGTTTATAGCTTGCACGACCAAAATATAACGGTCTTCATGCTGGACGACATTTACAGGATCATGTCAGCTCTTCATCCGGAAGATCTGGAAGGCCAAGCAGAGCTTCCTTCACCCGCGCATACGTGTCATCAAACGATTCAAGCGCCTTTTCCTTCACGACGCTAGGAACGCCAGGAGCTGATAGTGCTGCGATTGTCATCATCAAAGTGTTGACGTGAAACAGGCCAAGTGAGATTGATTTGAGCGCCTGAAGGGTGAACAGCTGTGTCCCGGCAGCGTTTCCGTGGTTCATACTCAAGAAGTTGGTGGCCGTTGCGGACTCTTCACCTTCCGGTGATAAACCCCAATGCCAGTGAGCAATGACGTTTCGAGCGTTTGAGAGCTTTCGGTAGTCAGCAACACATGAATCAATACGCGAAAGGAGGGCTGGGTAAATCAGTGACTCGTTCGACCTACGGAACGAAATGAGCAAATCGAGCAGCGCCCCAGCTTTGAGCTTCAGTGATCGAGTAACTACAACGGACTGACTTTCTTTCAGTCCGGAAATCGCTGCGAAAAGACCGTATAGCCCTTGATCGCATAAGGCATGGTTTATCACAACCTGACCAATTTCTTGCTTCATTACATCGCTAGGGCCGGCAAGATAGCCGTACTGTTCATTCACATCGACCTCCTGGTCATAAACGCGCCGAAATTGGCGCTATCCCAGTCCTTGGGCTTGCAGGCTAAGGACTGAGGGACTCCGTGCATGGAAGTGAGAGGCTACTATCGAGCAGGTCACGGCTGTTACTGGTGGTTCGTACAGCTGGTGATGATTATTTGAGCTAGTCGTTGAAGTCCCTGGTAACCCACCACCTCTGCGTTTCGCAGTCATAAGAGAAATCAATTTCTGTGGTGTGCTTCGCGAAGAAGAAACGATGTATGCCTTTGTAAACACTGCCTGTCTTGGATTCGAAGCTAAACGAATCGGGAGCCGTGAGTAGCCCAGGGTGTTCTTTGCCATATTTGAGCTGAAGCCCGCTCTTCTGGGCAGCCCTGAAATCATCGGCTTGGTGGTCTGGAATCGAGATAAATGCTTTTTTGCGCGGCACGCGTAATTCCTGCATTTGGAGCACAGGCCAGTAGATTAGGCCCGATGCGTTCGTTGGAGGCGCAAAGCTACTATGCCAAGGGCGAGCCGAGTTACTGAGGATTTAGCCATGCTGGATGGCTGGACAGTTATGGGGGCGAGCGGCGTTGGCCGGTGCTATCATCACGGCTTAATAACTACGGGCCTCATGATGAAGCTTGATAAAGAGCTAGTGCGCGAAATCCTTCTTGCTGTTGAGGCTCACGAAGACCCGCAGGGCTGGATGACTCTGGTTATCGAGGGCGTACCGTCGGACGAGGTTTCTTACCACGTAATGTTGCTGGACGAGGCGGGACTGCTTTCAGGTATCAATCTGGGCGGTATTGGTCATTTTGAATGGCAGCCCAAACGTTTGACGTACCGGGGTCATGAATTTCTCGATGCAGTGCGTGACGGTGAGGTTTGGAGGCGCACCAAGGAGGGCGCCGAGAAGGTTGGCGGTGCAGGTCTTGGAATGCTTGTGGAGCTAGGCAAGGCCTATGGTAAGCAGATTTTCAAAGAGCGCTTAGGCATTGAATTGCCCTGATCTCAAAACCACAAGGGAAACGACATGCGAATTCTGATAGGGACTTTGGCATTGGCGCTGGTGGCGGGGTGCTCGACGCCGTCGGATTTGATGGCAGAAAAACCGCAACTGACAGCAACCTCGACGAAGGCCCCGAAAGCCATAGCGCTTTGCGTGTACCCCGCATGGCAGGATTACAGGTCAAGCTCAGTGATGAGTGAGACCGTTTCGGGATATCGCATCGTCGCTGGGAGCGAAATGAATCGACAGACGGACGATGTGCTGAATATCGAGAAGGCAGGCAGCGGCAGCATCGTGAAATTGTATCAGCGTGTAGCCTGGTCCCAGATAGGGCGCGGTGTGCTTAGAGACTCGCTGAACCGCTGCCTCTGACCAGAAAAACACATTAAACCGCCTTCGGGCGGTTTTTTAATGCCCGGAGAAAACATGACCGCTGCCCTGAATTACACGCCTACGACCACCATTCTGCTTTCCGGCTCGCTTGCCAGAAAGTTTGGTCGAAGACATCGGCGATTGATTGACACCGGACAAACTCAGGAGGTGTTCAAGGCGATGAATGCCACGGTGATAGGGTTTGAAGACGAGATCAAACGCCTAGACAAACTTGGGATGCGATTCGCGATTTTTCGTAACGGGCGAAACGTCGGCCAAGAGGCTCTATCTCTCGGAGGCTCACGGGAAGTGAGGATCGTTCCGGTGATTGGCGGCAGCAAGAGGGCCGGGCTTTTCCAGACCGTAATTGGCGCTGTGCTGATTGCCGCATCTTTCATACCGGGGTTTCAGGTACTGATGCCAATCGGCATTTCTCTGGTGGCTGGCGGCGTAATCCAGATGCTCAGCCCTCAGGCCTCCGGACTGAAACAGAGCGCATCACCGGAAAACTCCCCGTCCTACGCCTTCGGCAGTGCCAAGAACACTACGGCCAGCGGCAACCCGGTCCCGATCTGCATCGGTGAGAGACGTTGGGGCGGAGCGATCATTTCTGCTTCGATATACGCAGAAGACAAAACGTAAACACATCTGCAAGACCGCGCCGCCCGAGAGGCGGTTTTTTTATGCCTGGAGAAAAGCATGGGCGCAGCACTGAAGATCGATATCCACGGCGAGAAAGGCGGCAGCACCAGTCCGAAGTCGCCGACCGAGGCCTCCGATAGCCTGCGCTCGACCAACCTGGCAAAGCTGCTCATCGCTGTGGGTGAGGGCGAGTTCGAAGGCACGCCAACGGCTGCTGACATATACCTCGACAACACGCCGATCAACGATGCCAGCGGCAACGTCAATTTCCAAAATGTGAAGTGGGAGTGGCGAACCGGTTCAGTTGATCAGTCGTACATTCCTGGCATTCCGTCGATCGACAACGAGACGACAGTCAACGTCGAGCTGCGCAATGACTCGCCCTGGGTTCGCTCGATCACCAATACTCAGTTGTCGGCCGTGCGCGTACGCCTTGCATGGCCTGCGCTCCAGCAGCAGGACGATGAAGGTAATGTCGGCGGCTACCGCATTGAATACGCCATCGACGTGGCCACTGACGGCGGCAGCTACAAAGAGGCGCTGCTTGAGGCTGTGGACGGCAAGACCACCACCCGATACGAGCGATCGCGCCGCATCGATTTGCCCGCTGCGACATCTGGCTGGCAGATCCGCGTCCGACGCCTGACCGCCAACCAGAACACCAACAAGATCGCCGACACCATGCTTGTGGCCGGGCTCACAGAGGTCATCGACGCAAAGCTGCGCTACCCGAACACAGCGCTGCTCTACATCGAGTTTGATGCTGAGCAGTTCACCAACATTCCCGCAGTGACGGTCAAGTGCAAGGCGCGGAAATGGCAGGTGCCGAGCAATTACGATCCGTTCAACCGCACCTATTCGGGCGTGTGGGACGGTTCCATGAAAGAGGCATGGACCAATAACCCTGCCTGGGTGACATATGGCGTATGCACTCAAGACCGGTTTGGCCTGGGCAAGCGCATCAAGCCGTGGATGGTCGACAAGTGGGAGCTGTATCGCATCGCGCAGTACTGCGATCAGGATGTCCCGAATGGAGTCGGCGGCGTAGAGCCTCGCTTCCTGTGCGATATGAACCTGCAGGGCAAGGCCAATGCCTGGTCGCTGCTGCGCGATATCTCCGGCATTTATCGAGGCATGACCTACTGGGCTCAGGGCCAGCTGGTTGCGCAAGCCGATATGCCGCGGAGCCAGGACTTCGATTACATCTTCACTCGCGCCAACGTCATCGACGGCAAATTCACCTACGGCAGCGCTTCGGCGAAGACACGCTACACCCGGGCAATCGTTGGCTACGACAACCCGGACAACAACTACGACACCGACGTTATTACGTTCGCCGACCCTGTGCTGCAGCGCCGCTTCGGCGACAAGCCGACCGAGCTGACAGCGATCGGCTGCACGCGCGCTTCCGAGGGTCAGCGTCGCGGCAAGTGGGTCGTCATGAGCAACAATCAAGACCGTACTGTGAGCTTCAGCACCGGTATGGAAGGCGCGATCCCGCTTCCTGGCTACATCATTCCAGTCGCTGATTCGTTGCTGGCCGGCCGCGAGATCGGCGGACGTATTGCTGGTGCTGCTGGAAGAGTAGTAACGCTCGATCGCGACACCCTGGCAAAGGCTGGTGACCGCTTGATCGTCAACCTGCCCAGTGGCCAGGCCGAAGGTCGGACCGTGCAGTCGGTGGCAGGTCGTGAGATCACAGTCACCGTCGCGTACAGCGAGACGCCGACCACGCAACTGCAATGGGCGCTGGATGCCGATGACCTAGCTATCCCTCTGTACCGGGTGCTGAGCGTGAAGCGCAGTGCGGGAGGCGAGTACGCAATTACCGCTCTTCAGTATGAGCCGAGCAAGTTCAGCTACATCGACACCGGTGCCCGGCTGGAAGAGCGTCCGATCAGCGTCATTCCGATTACAGTCGTTGCATCGCCTGCCAGCGTTTCGCTGGCGTCAACGACGGCGATCGCGCAAGGCCTGGCCGTTACAACGATGACCATCAGCTGGCCAGCAGTGGCCGGCGCCGTGGCTTATGACGTCGAGTGGCGCAAGGACAGCGGCAACTGGATCAAGGTGCAGCGCACCGGCTCCACTAGCGTCGACATCACTGGCATCTATGCCGGTGCCTATCTCGCCCGCGTGCGTGCCGTCAGCGCCTATGACATCTCGTCGAGCTGGCGGAATTCGATCCTGGCGCAGCTCAAGGGGAAAGAGGGCCTACCGCCTGCCGTCACGTCGCTGACTGCGGCGTCGCTGATCTTCGGCATCAATCTTAAGTGGACTTTCCCGCCTGGCGCGGAGGACACACAGCGCACTGAAATTTGGTACAGCCAGACGACCGACCTGGCCAAGGCAACGAAGCTCAGCGACCTGGCCTACCCGCAGTCGGAACACGTCATGCAGGGGCTGCTGGCGGGCGTGACTTTTTTCTTCTGGGCGCGCCTGGTGGACCGGACCGGTAACGTGGGGCCGTGGTATCCGACCGGCGCCGGCGTGATGGGCCAGACCAGCAATGATGCTGGGGCGATCCTTGAAATGATCGCCGGGCAGATCACCGAAACCGAACTCGGACAGAAGCTGCTGCAAAAAATCGAGCTGATCGAGCAGTTGCAAGACCAGATCAATGCGCTAGACGGACTCAAGGCCTACGACCCATACGAGACATATGAAAAAGGTCAGATGGTCGTGGACGATGGCCGGATCTATCAGGCTGAAAAGGCAGTGCCCAAAGGAACGCCGCCACCGAACGCCGCGTACTGGGATGACGTCGGAACGCTGCTAGAGACGGCCAACGGCTTGGCTGCTCAGGTTCAGACCCACACTACCGAAATCAATGATTTGAATGGCGTCGTCACTGCCCAGGCGTCGAATATGCAGGCGCTGCGGGCCGCGTATCGTGAGGATGACGGAGAGGGCGCGCTGGCGGATGCGCTGAAGGGCTACAACAGCGCGGCCAGCATTGTTCAGGAGGCTGTTACCCGAGCCGCTCAGAACGAAGCCACGGCACGAACAATAACGCAACTGACGGCCACGGTGAGTGCAAACACTAGCCAGGTCACTGATCTGCGTGAGGTAGTCAGCACCAACCAGGCATCTACCGCAAGCTCGCTTCAACAGCTTTCGGCCTCGGTCGCATCTGCAAATAATGCCGCTGCCCAGAACACAGCAGCGATTCAGCAAACCGCTACCGCTTATGCGGACACTGCAGGGAAGCTGAGCACGATGTGGTCTGTGAAAATGCAGGTCACGCAGGACGGACGTTATGTGGCGGCGGGCTTCGGTTTTGGTATTGAGAACACCGAGGCAGGTCTGCAAAGCCAGTTCTTGGTGAGCGCTGATCGATTTGCCATCGTTAACTCAATGGCGGGCGGGGCTATATCGACACCTTTCGTTGCTCAGAACGGCCAGCTGTTCCTCGGCCCTACGTTCATCATGGACGGGACGATCACCAACGCCAAGATAGGCAGTTTCATAAGCTCGACTGACTATGTGGCCGGGCAGCGAGGTTGGATCTTGCGCAAGGATGGGACGCTCGAGATCAACGGATCAGGCGCTGGCGGCGGCAGGCTGGTGGTAACCAATCGATCAGTCCGGGTCTACGACACCAACAACGTCAAACGCGTGCAGTTGGGAGACCTCAGCGAATGAGCAATGGCATGAGGGTGTGGGGCGCAGATGCTGCTCTCCAACTGGACGAGAATTCGTTCACGATCCGGGTTGTGCTGTCGACGCTTGTCACGTTCTCCGGCTCCACAAAGACCAGCCAAGACTTCGCGGTGCCTGGAGTGGGGCCGGGGAACGGAGTGGCAATGGTGATTCCGGCCGGCACCTACGACAGCAATCAACGGCAGCATGAAACAGAACTCGTTGACGGTGTCGCTAGGGTTTACAACCACACCAGAACTTATGGATCAAGCACGGTTTCCTCGGGAACTATGCGCCTGATCGTTATGAGGTTTTCATAATGGCGGAAGCATACGGGCTGGAGTTCTCCAATAACAGCAATGTGGTAGTTCTTGACTCGCAATATGCGCGACTGATGGTTATTGCGTCGGGGCGTTATCAGCCTACCGAGGAAAGCGGGCTTGGTTCGACCACCTACTTTCCTCGGCCAGTCACCTCGCAGGAGCCGCCACTGGTGTTTGTTAGGCCTGATACCGTAAATGCGGTGGCGGGGCTTTGCGCTATGCGCTTGATAGGATCTGCAGGCAACTGGACCGGCTTCTATGTTCGGGCCTACGACGTGAACACTGCCCAGCCCAATGGCCGGTATTTCGTTGCTCAATTTGCTGCGCAACCGGTCGCGGATTTTGGTATGCGACTGTGGGATGGGTCAACCAATCTGCTATTTGATTCGGGGACTTCAAGTGCAAACTTCACGCGCTCTTTTCAAGCGTGGAATTATGAGAGGTTTGACTACACCACTCAGAACCTTGTGCGTTGCTATTACTCAGTACCGTTCAATTTTCCTGAGAACGAGTATCTATTGATTAACTCGTTTGGGATGGGGTTGAACTCGGGTAGTGCTATATCAAGGGCGCTGTATTGCTGGTGGGACTTTCCGAACAGCAAACTTTACGCGATCACCATTGCAGCGGCCAATCCAACAGCATTCTTTCTGCCGGCAGTCTTTGCAAAGATGAACGTCTGACACATCAACTGATTGAGTAAACATCATGCCTTGGTACAAGTCGGGTACAGTTTCCGTCACCCAAAATTCGAATGCGGTCATTGGCACCAATACCGCATTCATTGCAAACAGCCGGGTAGGTGACGGCTTTCGCGGGCCTGATGGTGGCTGGTATGAGGTGACCAACATCGCCAGCAATACCGCCATATCCATCTCGCCTAACTATCAGGGAGTCACCAACAACGCGGGCGGGTACGCGCTTGCTCCGATGCAGGGCTACGTCAAGGATTCTGCTGATGCGCTTCGGGCGCTGGTCAATCAGTTCGGCTCTACCCTTGCGGTGTTGGGCACTTCTGGTACGCGCGAAGGTGTGCGCGCAGCACTTGCTGCTGCCGCTAGTGGGAACAACAGCGACATTCTTTCCCTGTCGGGTCTGACAACGGCGCTGACGATTGAGCAGGGTGGGACCGGCAAGAAGAGTGCTGGCGAAGCCATCCAGGCATTGGGCGGTGTGCGCTTGGGGGCGGCTAATTCTTCCGTTGGGACAAGTCTTTTTTCGGGAGCTCCGCCCGGCATAGCCTCAATAGGCCCCACTAACAATAACGGTAACACGGCACTACGAATAGGTAATGGCAATAACAATAGCGCATCCGCGGTAATGACATTTATTCGAGATGGGGCGTTTGGTCTTCACCTTGGAATTGACACCGACAACAAATTCAAGATCGGTGGGTTTTCAATGGGTGAAGTAGCACGGACCTTATACCACGAGGGTAACGCAGTAGGGATCGTTTCACAGTCGGGAGGCATGCCCACCGGGGCGATAATAGAAACTGGAAATTTGAATGGGGGCACGTTCACGAAGTATTTGGACGGCACGATGATTTGCCGAGGGATATCGCCAGCCCCAGTGGCGGCTAGCCAGGGCGGTGGACCGATCTTCTACTCAGGCGGCGTATCTTTCGTATTTCCTGCGCCATTTGCTGCTGTTCCGGCAGTGACGATGCAGGCCATGACCTCTAATGGTTACTTTTGTTGGGGGGCATCCGACGGCAGTGCCACTACTACGGGCATCATCGGTCGAGTTGTTTCCCCGTCGAGTACCGCTTCTTCGTACCTTTGTTATATAGCCGTTGGCAGGTGGTTCTAATGATTATCAAAATAGCTCCCCAGCGAAGGGATGATGCATTTTTTGTAGAAAAAAACGGCATGGTATTGAAGATTAATGGAGATACGTTCGACTTTTCGCCAATGCAAGAAGGGGGGACGTTGCCGAAGTCCGCCATTGTATGTGAATGGATATGGGATGACGTCAATTTGGATGGCGGACAACTTATCGTATGCCTGATTTTACCTGTTCCCGCAAACTACAGCCCCGAGCAAGCGTACCCCGCGGACCTAACTGATGTGCCTGACGGTATCGTCCAGTTTCCGAAAGCTCTCCCTCTGATCGAAACGGTTTAAAGGACCTGAACATATGTCCAACATTGACTGGTCGCAATTAATTACCAAAGAAATGAAAGACGCAGTTACTGAAGCTCGATCCCTTGCCAAGGCGAAGAGCGATTTGCTCGAGCGGAGCAGTGCTGCAGCTCAACAGATCGCCCGCATTCAGGACCGCATTGAAACCCTGGGCTATGGAATTGAGGCCGGAGATGCTACCGAAGAGGAAGAGACGGAAGCGGCTGCACTCGCGCCCATTCTCAAGGCCTGGAAGGCTTACAAGTTTGCCCTGGGAAAGGTAACCGCCCAACCTACCTGGCATCAGGCCCCGGTCTGGCCGGTCGCGCCCGCGATACCAGAGATCGCCGCCGCGCCCATGCTGGTGGAAGAACCACTGGCCTGACGTACACCTGCCACCGAACCCCGCCATCGAGCGGGTATTTTTTTGCCTGGAGAAAACCGAATGTCCATCACAGCGCAGCAGCTGCTGCAGATCCTCCCGAACGCCGGCCAGAGAGCCGGCGTTTTTGCACCAGTCCTCAACACAGCGATGAGCAAGTACCAGATCGTGACCCCGCTGCGCATCGCGGCGTTCATCGCCCAGGTCGGCCATGAGTCCGGTCAGCTGCGTTACGTCCGCGAGATATGGGGGCCGACTACGCAGCAGCTGGGGTACGAGGGGCGCAAAGACCTGGGCAATACCGTGCCGGGCGATGGCTCCAAATACCGTGGGCGCGGCCTGATCCAGATCACCGGGCGGGCAAACTACGCCGAGTGCGCCGAAGCGCTGGGCCTGGATCTGATCAACCATCCCGAATTGCTCGAGCTGGCGCAGCACGCCGCGATGTCGGCGGCGTGGTTCTGGCACCGGGCCGCGCTCAACACACTGGCCGACAAGGGCGAGTTCGTGACCATCACCAAGCGCATCAACGGTGGCACGAACGGCCTGGCTGATCGGCAGGCGCTTTATGCGCGGGCGCTTGAGGTGCTGGCGTGAAGGCCCTGCCGTGGAAGGCAGTCGGCCTGCTGCTGGTCCTGCTGGCGCTGGCCGGTGCGTTGTACGGGGCATACCGGCACGGCGTGACCGTCACTGATCTGGCCTGGAAGGCGAAGTGGGCCGAGGAAGTCAGCATTCAAACCGAAACGGTGGCCACCACTACCACCGAATATCGAACCGAAGAGCAACGCCGCCAGAAAGCGGCCAACCAGGTGGCAAACGATGCAAGACAAGAACAGACCGCTGCGCTTACTGATGCTGCTGTCGCTGACGCTGCTGGCGACCGGCTGCGTGTCGAAGCCGGAAAGCTGGCAGCCACCACCAGTTGCGCCCCCGGCAATACCGGCGCTGCCGAGCGAGGCAAGGCAGCCAGCCGCGCCGCCATGGTGCTCTCCGAGCTGCTCAGCAGGTCTGACGCGCGAGCGGGAGAGCTCGCTAAATACGCTGACTCAGCCCGAATAGCCGGCCTAGCGTGTAACCGCTTTGTTGATGCGCTCCCAAAGCCCCTGATTACCTCCGAGTAACGGAACAATAAAATGGCAAATACCCAGCTGATTCAAAAATACATGGGCCAGACGATGCTGATCGTCAAGGCGAACGGCGGCAGCGTGACCGTCGAAAAGCAGGCCGGCGGTAGCTGGGTGGTGACTGACACCTTCACCAAAGACGGCGGCTACCTGCTGCAGCTCGGCAATTCTTCGACGCGCATTACACCCAATGCTGGCGCTGTCTTCGAGGTGACGCGATGAGCCTTCTGGTCAACCCGATCCCACGTCGCCAACCGATCCGGCGTGGCCTGGGTCTGCTCGGCGATAGCTTCTCGGGCAACTGCCATACCATCGCCGCGACGGCATTCGGCACCGAGGCCTACGGCTATGCGGCCTGGATCGCGGCGCGCACCGGGCTGTTTCCCAGCTACGTCGACAACCAGGGCAAGCTCGGCGACCACACCGGGCAGTTCCTGGCCAGACTTCCGGCCTGCATTGCGTCGTCCACTGCAGACGTGTGGCTGTTGCTGTCGCGGACCAACGACAGCACCACGGCAGGTATGAGCCTGGCCGACACGAAAGCCAACGTGATGAAGATCGTCACCGCGTTCCTGAATACGCCGGGCAAGTACCTGATCGTCGGTACCGGTACGCCGCGCTTCGGCGGCAGGGCGCTGACCGGACAGGCGCTGGCCGATGCGATCGCCTACAAAGACTGGGTGCTGAGCTATGTCAGCCAGTTCGTACCGGTCGTGAACATCTGGGACGGCTTCACCGAGGCAATGACCGTTGAAGGCCTGCACCCGAATCTCCTGGGTGCCGAGTTCATCAGTTCGCGTGTGGTGCCGATCATCACCGCCAACTTCGAGTTTCCCGGAATCCCGCTGCCCACGGACTCTGGCGACGTTTACTCGGCCATCCGCCCGTTCGGCTGCCTCAATGCCAACCCGCTGCTGGCGGGTACTGGCGGCACGCTACCGGCTGGCGTGAACGCTGTGGCCGGGTCTGTGCTGGCGGACGGCTACAAGGCCGTTGGCTCTGGCCTGACCGGTATCACCACGCGCTGGTTCAAGGAGCCAGCCGCCTATGGCGAGGCGCAGTGCATCGAGCTGCGTGGCAACTTGGCGGCGGCGGGCGGCTACATCTACATGCAACCCACGGCCAACGTGGTACAGACCAACCTGGCGGCCGGTGACGTTATCGAAATGGTGTCGGCGGTAGATATCGTCGGGTCGTCGCGCGGCATATTGGCCTGGGAGGCTGAGCTGACCATTATCAAGACGGTCAATGGCGCATCGTCCACGTTCTACTATCGGTCGATGGACAAGTACCAAGAGCCGTTTACCTTGCCGGCCAGCTTTTCTGGGGAGTTGGAAACGCAGCGCGGCACGATTGACCTGACTGAAAGCGTGATCACCTCGCGCATGGGCCTGTACTTGGCTGCAGGTGTACCGCAGAACTCAACAGTCAAGGCAGCGCAGTTCGGGATTCGCAAGGTTTAAATATTTATGCCGAGGATGAGGTGCGCTTTTAAACGAGCTCAGTCACTTGGGTTTTTGCTAAACTATCCTCTAATATAAATATTACCTGGTGTTTATGCTAAAACCCTCAATAGGGATTTCTTCGGTTCGATTGTAAATTGGCAAAGTGCTAAAGTTAGTCTTTTCAAGAGTTTCGCAGTTCCATTCCTTGGTTTGGGCTGCGTTATACAACATGCCCAACGTCATTGCTGTCTTTGCGCGCCGATCTTTAGATCTAAAGAATACGAAAATGTCAGTCCCTTCTGGCTTGAAGTAACGGTAGTGGTCGTAGTCGCCGGATTCAACACCAAAGTGTTCAAAAAAATCCTCCATAAAGTCACTGGCGTCGTCACCATCAAGCCCTAGCTCCCAACTGACTCTAGTAGCGAGGCTGAGAGTCTCGAATGCCTTTCGGCTAAATCCTACATAAAAGTAGATTCTCTCTACAAGATAATCAACTACTTCATAGTTTAAATCGCTTCTATCCATTTTTAAAAAACCTGATCTTGTTCATCTACGATAGAATTGTAGGTATTCACCGTTACGTAACCTATTTTGCCAAGCTCGTATGCAGTATAGGACCATCCTATAACGGGTGTTGCTCGTGCGATGAAGCCACCAATGCTTCGTGTCCATCGGAGGTGCGGCGGAAACCATCCTGTAAGAGATGGTGCTCTGAAGTCTCCAGGAAACTTGCGGTTGTTTAGAGTGCGCCGCATTACTATAGACATGACGGAAGTGTTATTAATCGCTCCGCCAGGCTTTGTTCTGGTTGGTATTATGTTGGCGCCTAAGACGATGCCTAATGCAGCCCCTACATCGTCCAGTCCAAATTCATCCATTGCCACCTCTGTGGCAATAACATAAAGTAGTTCATTTGCAGTTAGTCCGCAGTCACCGTCATAACAATATATTCTCGCCACTTAAAATATCCTTATGCGTAAGTGCTATTTTGTATTTGATCCCAGCCACCGGAGATCTGTCCAATTATCAAGCCGGTAGTTCGGCTTTGCTGTGAATACTGCATGCTGACTTTGGCGTAACTAAATCTTATCACCTCCTCTGGAAAACTTGAGGGCGATCGCTCAAATAGATTGCCGGAGGCAACGCCGCTTATGATGACTTCGTCAAACACATATTCCAGATATTTTTGCTTTTCGCCGCCAGCACGACGTACGTACAGCTTCATTTGCTTAATATGTTGCCCTGCGCAACATGCCTCGAGAATCTTAGGGGTCGCAGTGTCAACAGCTTTTACAATGCTGAAGTCGCTTAAGTAAACCCGACCAACTGTAGCCCCACCAGCTGAGCTTGCGGTTCTTGACACCGACTGAGCGGCTGACAAGCAAAAAGTGGTAATCTCAACCCAGTTTTTGCAGTCAGAGTCCGTAGACTCTCCACTAATGCCATCAATCCAAAGATATGCATCTATACTCATTCCGGCTCCTTGGAACATCTCTTAATGTAATTTATTGCCGTAGCACGATAGCATAAAGTCTGCCTTTGCGACTCGTGAGCGCCCTTTTCGTCGGCGCAGATTGGCGTCCCGCAACACTGAACTCTGAACTTGCGCCACCACATCCTTGGAGTGGGAACCCGACCAAGTTCGAGTGCCGGTCGCTGGACAAGTACCGGAAGCCGTTCACCATGCCGGCCAGCTTTTCCGGGGCGCTGGAAACACAGCGCGGCACGATTGACTTGAGCGAAACCGTGATCACCTCACGCATGGGCCTGTACCTGGCTGCAGGCGTACCGCAGGACTCGACGGTCAAGGCAGCGCAGTTCGGGATACGCAAGGTGTAAGCCCGCTTAGAGCGCTAAACCTTTTCACCCCATCTTTCCGGGCTGATTCCAGCGCCTCTCATTACCTCACGATGCTGGTCGATGACGTACTTCTGTGAGTTGATTGTCGCCCAGGAATTGCAAGCGTCGCGCAGCAGATCAGATATCCTGCTGTCCGCGTCTCTCAGCTTTATCCGGAGCTTGTCACGCTCGAGGGCTGCGTCATTGTGCATGTCAATCAGCTTGGTGACGTGTTTACGATATCGGTCTACCTCATCGCGCAACAGCCTATTTTCTTCCGATACCAGTTGCGCGTGTTGCTTGAGCATCTGCTCCTCCGTGGGGCAGAACGGCCAGTCTTCGGCGTAGTCGATGTTCAT